AGGACAGAACTTTCGCAAGTGGGGAAGTCCGCTAGGAGTCTCGCCGGATTTACAATTCTGCCGGGACGCCTAGTGGGCTTGTACTCTTGGAGACGCCATACGCCCTGAAAGGGCAGAAGCTCTTAGCCCAGGGCATCGCCCTGGGTTAAACATGCAACCAACAAGGCGCCCTGAAAGGGCAAAAGCTTTAAAATAGATGCTTTTGTCCTTTCAGGGCGCTTGTTTTATATGTTCTCTAGTTAAAGAAATGTAAAAAGCAAACGAATATGTGGATTTTCGAATAAAAAGTGATAATTTTGTACTTCGAAACTGGAAAGGTGCTCGAGTGGCTGAAGAGGCACGCCTGGAAAGCGTGTATTCCCCTAAAGGGAATCGGGGGTTCGAATCCCCCTCTTTCCGCTTATAATCAGTTTATTTCTCCTTTATTTATTGCGTTTTTGGTCTGCTAGCTTTGTTGCGCTTGTCTCCCTTTTGTTTCTCTTTGTTGCAAAATGCGTGCAAAATGCGTGCAGTTAAATCTCGGTTAAATGATTAGAGTGCATTATTATTTGGATGTTCGTGGTGTTCCCGACGGTGGTTTGGCTTCCTTGAAGTTCGATTTCTGCCGTCAGCGTTCCCATTCCCAGCTCCCTGTTGGTATTCGTCTGCTTCCTTCTCAGTGGGATGCCAAGGCGCAAAAGGTGCGTGGTACCATGAACGATGAATCCACAAATCTCTTCCTGCTGCAGCAGATGGCTCGTGTCTCTGAAATCATTCTGAAGCTGACCTCTGCTGGTGATCTCGTTGGCTTGTCGGCTGTCGAGGTGAAGAATCGGGTGGCTGCTGAACTTCGCCCTGATGCTGGTGTCGATAATCGGTTCTTGGCTCGTTTCCGCTCCTATGCATCGCTGTGCAGGTCTCCTCGAACTCGTGATATCTACCTGGTGACCGTTAAGAAGGTGCTTGCGTTTGACTCTCATGCCGAGTCTCTCTCCTTTGAGCGCATCACGAAAGATTGGCTGTCCAGGTTCGAGGCGTGGCTTGGTACCGAGCAGGGTGGGTGTCCTTCCGTGAATGCTCGCTCCATCCATCTGCGAAACGTTCGGGCTGTCTTCAATGATGCCATCGATAATGGTATCACCTCCTGGTACCCGTTCCGCTCCTTCAAGGTGAAATCGGAGGCGACCAAGAAACGAGCTGTATCTGTGGAGGCTCTTCGCTCGCTGTTCTCGTTCCCTGGTTTGACCTGGCAGCAGCAGTATGTCGATGCCTTCAAGCTCTCGTTCTGCTTGGTTGGTATTAACCTGGTTGACCTGCTGGCTCTGAAAGATGGGCAGCTTGTCGATGGTCGCCTGTCCTATCGTCGCTCCAAAACTGGGCGGCTCTATGATATCAAGGTGGAGCCAGAGGCTGCTGCTCTCATCGAGAAGTATCACGGCTCCTGTGGTCGGCTTGTCTCCTGGGGGGAAAACCGAAAACGCTATACCTCCTTTACCATGCAAATGTGCCGTGGCTTGAAGGCTGTTGGTTCTGTCGTGAAGGAATGGCGCACCGATGATCTGGGCGTGTATCGTGAAGTGGAGGTGTTCCGTCCTGCCTTCCCGATGCTGTCTTCCTATGTGGCTCGCCATTCCTGGGCGACGATTGCTGCTTCCCTGGATATCCCCAAGGAGGTTATCGCCCATGCGCTTGGTCATGGTGGTTCTTCCGTTACCGATATCTATATCGATTTCGACCAGCGGAAGGTGGACGAGGCGAATCGTCGTGTCCTCGATTGGGTGTTCTACGGTACGAAATAAGGGAGAATCCTGTGTAGGATTCTCCCTCTCTCCTGTCTGTCAAGGCTCGATTATTTTAATCTCTGGCTTGCCTGCCGTTGTAATAATCACCTTGTGGCGTGTCATGTCTTGTCGTATCAGCTCGTTGATGTAGCGGTTCTTGTTTGGCTTTGTGTTCAGCCAATCCTCCAGCTCGCTGTCTATGGCGACCCCGATTCGCTTCTGGGTGCGTCCGTCGCCTCGCTTGCTTGACTTGTATTTTCTTTGTTCTGCCATGTTGTGTTCTCCTTTTTAAAAAATTAAACTCCCCATTCTTTCCAAGTGCCAGCCTCCTTGCGTTGGTCTCGCTCCTTGGTGTAGATGTCGATGCATTTATGCACCTCCTTGATAGTCTCCTTCAAATCGAACTCATTTCCAAGCTCTTCTAGCTGGTTGAGGAGCTGCTTTGCTGCCTCGATTTTCTGGTCGAGCTCATGCCCTGTCATGCTGGCTGCTTGCTTTGCTCTCTGTTTCTCGTTCAGTACTACGTAGCCTTCATTCTTTTTTACGTAGTTGAACGTAGCCTTCTTGTCTTTGCTCACGCAGTCTTCCTCCAGGGTGCAGCGTCTCTCTGTCGTTCCCTGGTGTGCTGCCTTGAAAGGGCAGTCGAATGGGTTGTAGCATCTTGCCATGTTGTTCCATTCACGGATGTAATTTGCCATGTTGTCCTCCTTTCTTCTAGTTCGTTGCTTCATTAATGTATTCTGTGGCTTCGTCGATTGCGTCCATTGCGTTCGACAAATTGTCGATGGCTTCCTGCATCGTGTCGCCCTTTTCTCCTTCCTGGAAGGCTTCGGGCAGGTTCTCTAGTGCCGTCTGCTCCTCATCCATGAGCTCCTCTACCTGGTTCTTTATCTCTTCGAGCTTGGTGAGGAGCTCGTTTAATGCCGTTCTTCTTTTCTTATTCATATTCTTGTTGTGTTGTGGCTGGGTGGTTAGCCCAGCCGTTTCCTTTTTTATCCGATGATTGCCATGTGGCTTTTGATTTCCTTGTATCTTCCTTTCTTTATTCCTTCGTCGAAGCTGTCAGCTCCAAACTCGACCTTTTGGTCGTTTGCGACAAGATCTCCGTCCTTGTCGAAGATGTTTCTTATTGTTGCGTACTTGCGTTGTCCCATGAAGTGAAACTCGTCTAAAATCGTCACGATAATCGTGTCTTCTCCTATCTTTTTCTTGAATGTTGCACCTTTTTCCATTTCCTTTTCTTTTGGTAGGGGAGTGGTTGGCTCCCCTGTTTCCTTCTTACTTCAAGTTGGCGAGGATGAACTTCTTGTCTTCGTCGGTCAGCTCGATGTTGTTCTCCAGCTTATATGTGATGTAAGCCTTTTCTCCGAGGATGCTCGCTGCCTCTGCAAGTAATACCTTGTCTCCGTTCATTACTCCTCTCTGTATCATAAACTCCGCAAGGCTCTTGATTCGGTTGTTCAATGCTTCAGCTTGTCTCTCTGCTACCTTATTTGCTTCGTCTAGCTCGTTTGCTTTGTCGCTGTAGTCTTTTGCTAGCTTCATGTAGTAGTCTCTTTTTTCTGTCACCGATTCGATGGTATTCTTGGTGCGCTTGGCATCTTTCTCTGCCAGATTGCGGTTGGTGCGTTCCCAATCGTAGGCAGCTTGAATGCCTCCGTTCTTCTTCCACTCCTTCACCCATTCATCTTTGTCCAGCTTGCTTGCGTTGTATTCTGGCTCTATTAATGAATGGTAGCACTCCAGGCTAATCTTGAAGTTTGCTCTTTCCTCAAATTCTTGTTTCATCATGATTCTTGTCTCCTATCTTTAAGTGTTTTTAAAATTCCCCATTGTTCAAAATCTCGTATTCAAGTCCTGCTAAGGTCTCGGTGATGGACTCCTTCAACTCGTAGAGGTTGTCGCCCTCTTCGTAATCCTCGGTGTCGTAACTCTCGCAGCTCTCCCATTGGTTCGTGGCTGTCTGCTGGAGTTGGCTTGTGAGCCAGCGGTTGTCGTAGATTCTGTCGTTTGCCTCTCTTGCGTCGCAGAGGCTGATGGTGATTGTAATTGCTGTTTCCATGTCGCTGTCCTCCTTAAATATTAATCATTGCTATTTCCTCGCATTCGATAAAACTCGTACCTCCTTCTCCTTCTATGATGAGGATGCTGCTTGAATAGATGCTATCTGGTTGCTTCATCAATCTGCAGTCATCGTCTGTTGGGTTGAACTCTATCTCCTTTCCGCTCTTGAGAGTGATGGTTGCTTGTTGAACCTTGTCTTTCTTTATCTGGCTTATGATGTTGTCTGCTAATTCTTTTTTCATTGTTTGTTCCTCCTTAAAATTTAATGTCTGTGTAGTTGAATCTGCCGAGGTAGAATTCCATTGTCTCAATTGAAAGGAAAGCCTTTACTCGGGTTGCTTTCTTCTTAAGTGTAACCTTGAATGGCTTGTCTGCTGCCTCTCCCTCGTATGTGATGGTTAAGGTTGTTCCGTCCTCGGTTGTAAGAACTACAGGGTATCCTTCCATGATGTTGTCGATGATCCCTGTCATGTGCTTGTATATAAAAGCGTCGCCTGTCTTTGTCATAAAATGCGGCTTTACCGTGCTGCCGTAGGGCTTAATTATGACCCTTGGTTAGGGGGGTCGTTTCCTTTTCTTTTTCTGATGCAAAGATAATCAATTTTTCGCAAAGTTGTATAACTTTATAGTTATTATAAGTTACAGAAAATCAATTACTTAGCTAAAGAAAGTTATCAAAAAAAGACCCCTCCACCTTGTCGGTGAAGAGGTCTCTTTCTAGTTTTTCGGTTTCTTTCGCTTGCGCCAGATCCAAATGATGGCGGTGGTTGCTCCTATACCTATTATTATACCAGCTCCCAGCCAAATGTCCCAGCTCGCCTGCGTTGTCTTGGTGGTTTGCTGGGTGTCCTTCTGGCTGTTCCTCGAATCCGTCGAGGAGTTCCTCGAGTTTTTCGTGGACGAGCTCTTTTTGGAGATTTTGGTGGTGTCCGTTGCGGTAGCCTGTCCCTTCAGCTTCGCTCCTGGCTTCGCCTCCAGCGTGTGTGTCAACACTCCGTTAGCCCAGGTTGCGGTGGATTTGTACAGGTCTGTCTCCAGCACCGACGTGGTGTCCTTGGTGGTTCGCTCCAGCTTGGCTTCTGGTACCGCAATCTCAACGGGTACCAGCTTCTGGGTGATCCTGGTTGTGTCGTGCGTCTCCGTGATGGCGGTGTCCTTCACTTGCTCCACCTTCGTTGTCTCTTGCTCTGTTGCCGTCTCTGTCATTGCCTTTTTCTTCGTTGCGCATCCTACCAAAAGGCATGTAATGCAGATGATGATCAGGGCGAGGATGCTTGTCTTTCGTTCTTTCGTCATGGTGTTAATCCTCATATTTTAAATCGTTGATTCTGTTGAGCCAGCCTTTCTTGAAGACTATCTGGCTTGGGTCTTTCTTTATCAGCTTGTTGATGTACGCCTTTCGTGCGTTCTTCAATGCCTCGAAGAGCTGGCATTGGTTCGGGTAGTTGTTGACCGCTGCCAGGGTCTTCGCTCCGACAATGCCGTCTGCCTTTACTCCCAGGAGCTCCTGCGGCTTGATGATTCCCCATTTTCCGCTGTTCCAGACCCAATCGACCAGGCTCTCTGCTACCTTCTGGTCTTTGATTTTGTCTGCCTTCCAGGTGTCCCAGAAGTTGCGCTTGAGCACCATCTTGAAGTCCTCCTCGTCGAGGAGCTTCACGTCCTTCTCGTCTATCTTGCCGTCTCCGTTCTTGTCGTAGCCTACGGTACGCCAGGTGGCGATGGTGATTCCGTACTTGGTTGCTCCACCTCTGTCGTGCTTGTTGTTTGTGTACTTGGCACCTCCTTCCCATTTAAGGACGAAAGGTGCGAATTTCTCTACTTCTGCCATTGTTTATTCCTCCGTTTTGGATTGTTGGTTACCTGGGGAGGTTGGCTCGTTCCTCTCCCCGAATGCTTTTGTTATGCCTGCTGTTGCGAAAAGTGAGCCAATCGCACCGATTACTGCAGCAATGCCCATGAGGTCGGTGTGGATGGTGTTCGTGGTGAGCACCTCGTAAAGCAGGACGAATCCTATTGCCAACAGCAGGAGGCATCCGATGATGGTCACGCTTACCAAAAAGAATGCCTTGCTGGATGCTCCGCTGTTGGTTTGGATGAGCTTCATTAAATATGTTGTAAGTCTCATACGCCTTCTTCGTCTGTTCTGTCTGTGTAGTTCTCCTTTTCCTGTTCTCTCTTGCGTGGTGGGCTTCTCCGCTCGCATCCGTTGCGGATGCATCTGTTCCAGCTTGCCTCCTGGAGTTGCAGACGGAGCTCCATGTTTTCGTCCTTCAGCTTATCCTCGCTTGCTCGGTGCTGGTTTAGGACATCGTAGAGGCTGTCTATCTTCTCGTCCTTCGCTTTCAGCTCGCTGTCCTTTCGCTCGCAGAGGTCTTTCCATCCGCTTGCGTATTGTGCTGTCGCCTTGGCTTCCTCCTGCGATGCCTTGGCTGCCTCCGTTCGCTTCTTGCTGTCGTAGAACATGAAAAATCCGAGGATCGTCACTAATCCTGTGGCGATGGCTTGCAAAATGTCTGTGTTCATCTCTGTGTCGGTCTCCTTTAATTGTTGAATCTGTTATTCCGTCCTTGGGATCCTCCTCTTCGACGGTATTTGGCTATATTGTTAATTTCTTCTGCCGTAAGCCTCGTACAGGTATTATCTGCGTCAGCGAGGTAGTACCCTCCATCATCCCCCTGCGTGAAGATGCAGTCTTCTATCGGGAAGCATTGCGTTCCCTGCTGTTCTTGCATGCGGCATTCGTTGAGGAAGTTGATGAGGTTCTGGCTTCCATGCCAAGTTACCATCGGTCTTCCGCAGATTTCTATCTGCGTCATGCACATCTGGCTCCCGTGCATGCAGGATGGGCGAACCTCGAAATTGGTAATATTCACCACAATCTTGCGGTCGATGAGCTCAGAGACAGGTATGTAGCTGCCCTTGAACCCACCTTTCCACTTGATTCCCAAACTGCTAACCTTCGGCATCGTCTCCCAGGATTTCGTTAATCTGTTCCTCGGTGTAGCCTGCGTCTTTAAGACACTGCTTCCATTCCTCGATGGTTGGCTCATGCTCGCAGGATGCTGCCACGAATGATGCTGTAAGCTCTGTTACCTCTACGGTTCTTGTGCTGCCGTCTGCTGCCTCGGCATCGCTTTCGGTCTGCTGGCGTGTCACCTCGTGCTCGTTCCAATATCTGCGATACTCGTCTGTGCCTGGGTTAGGCAATGGGAGCTTTTCTGTTCTCACTCCGCTTGTGTGCGGAGTATCTGTTGATTCTACTAAAAACTTCATAATAATCCTTTCTTAATTTTCTGTTTAACATATACGCATCACCAAACCTCAAAATTCCGTTGTAGCTGGCGATTACGCTCATTTGCTTGTGAATGCGAAGAGGACGCTTGGTCATGGCTCTGAGCCTTTTCTTATATCTCACCACGGTAGATTTCCGCACTCGGTTGCTCTCTCGGTTCACAGCCCATCCGCAGAAGTCGATGCGTCGGCTGCCTATCGGGAACAGGGCTATCTTGCCGTATTGCAATCCGAGTTCAGCGGCTTTCTGTTTCAAGCCCTCGATAACTCTTGGGGCATCCTGCTTGTTGCACAGAATCACGGTATCGTCCACGTTTCTTGCCAGGCAGGGCATCTTCAGATCGCCCAGGATGTACCTGTCCATGTCCGTGAGGTAGAGGTTTCCGTTGTCCTGGCTTATCACCGCTCCTATGGATATTCCCTCCTCCGATTCGGGCAGGTAGGCATCGATGCACGCCTCCATGAGCTGTATGGCTCGTTCGCCCTTGTACTTTCGCCTTATCTTCTCCTTCAGTTTCTGCTTCTTGATGGATGGGTAGAAATGATGGAAGTCGGTCTTTATACAACAATCAAGTTCTGGGTGTCGGTAGAGGTCTCGCCTTACCTGCTTGTTGGCTTTCAGCGTTCCCCTGCCTTTTATCGCCCCGAACGTTCGGTTCACGAACAGATGCTTGATGTTGAATGCCGTGACGAGAGATTGGTACACGATGCGTGTCTCTACGTCCACCACGTGGATTTCTCTCCACTTGCCTTCTGTAAAGAGCATGAAGGTACGTCCCTTGTCTGGCTTCCATGTTCCTGCCTCCAGCTTGGATTGCAGCTTATGTAGGTTTCTGTCAAGGTTGAGAGCGTAGTCTATCACGTCGGCTCTGTCTCCTTTTCCGTCGCCTGTGCTTATCTTCTTCCAGGCATTGAACAGGGCATTGAAGCACACGATGTCTTCATACCGTATAATGGTTCTTTTCATGTTCCTCTTCTTGTTTTTTCGTTAACTCCTCTATTCCAATTTTCATCGAAGTTCGGCTTTTGGTCGCTTCCTTCTCTGACGGGTGGCTTTCGTGCCGTGCGTACAAATGCTTCCATCCGCTACTAGTCAACCGTTTATGTAGCTTGTTTCACTCGTTCCTTGCGGTAACGGCTGGCGAAAAGTGCCAGCAATTAGTGGGGTATCTGCTGTCTGTGGCGGTTACTTAACCGCCTAGAAAGAAGTTACGGCATGCACGATGCCGACTTAGTACATTTTCGGTTTCCCTACGATGCAATATCTTTTCCGTCTTGCTACAATCTTACTTGGGAGTTAGGGCAGACCCGTTGTTCGTGTTCGAATTCGACACATCGTTGTTCGAGTTCAGAGCCGAAACACCGACATTGGAGCCGTTGTTCGCACTACCAACAACAACAGGGATTCCAGCAGTACCTTTTTATATTCGCCCACGCTCTCCGAAAGCTCTACTGTCCCATTGGGGCGTGGGCGGTGTGCCGTCTTGCGACGGACGATTTCGATTTCACGCAGCCTGCGGCTGCTCGGTTTCGGCTTCCCGATTAAACGACCACCGTACCATCGGGTGTCGTGTCGGTCGGATCATCGGAAGCGAGGGCAGACCCGGAGAGCGTGCCCGAATACGACACAACGTTGGACGAGTGCAGAGCCGAAACACCGACATAGGAGCCGAGGTACGCACTACCAACAACAACAGGGATAAAATTGGATGTTACGTCTGTCTTGTTGAGCCAATAATAATCAAACAAGCCCTTGCTGTCGCTGCCTCCCACCTGGGTTGGGAACATGGTGTCCTCGAAGTTCTCCATGATGTAGCCTTCCTCTTGGCAGGCATCACAGATGAACTTGTGGTTATCGTCGGTGGCATCCCAGCTTGCGCAGGTGTTGATGTCCTTCGCTACATACCACTTGTGGTTCTTCTTCAGCGCACCGCTACATCTTATCCAGAATGGACCTGCAAGGAATCCCTCTGCCCAGAGGAACTTGTAAGGCTTATACTTGATGGTTGAACCATCCTTGTATGTGAATGTCTGTTCTGCAAGCTGTCCCTCCATACCCTTTATGGTTTTGGTTACGCCATTGATGTATGGCTGCGCGACGCTGGTCTTTCCGCTCTGGGTATTAGCGGTAGCGTTCCACTTATTCCAATCAAAGCCTGTAATGCCGTAGAATGCCTGGCTGTTGTAGCTCCGCTTCCACATGAAGAACATCTTGCGGTATTCGTTGAAGTCCTGGATGGCGATGGCTCGGAAGTTGTCGCCCATGTTCTTGGCATACTCGTGGAACTGCTGGATGTTCAAGTTCTGCGTGCTCCACTTTCCTGCGTTCGAGGTGAGAATCTTCTTGCCTCCCTGTATCTCTACCTCTCCTGCGTACATAGGGAAGAATCTGCGACGGATGTACTTGTAGCCCGTTACAGGAAGTACGCTGTACTTCTCTATCTTGGTGTTGGTTACGGCATCGTACTCGTACTTGCGGTAGTAACCGCCAATGCGTACCATGCACGGCATTGAATAGTCATCGAGCGTTGCTGCGAGTCCGTCGATGGTCTTCGTTGTATCATCGCCATTAAGGTACGCCACGATCTGGCTGTTGCGGTTGATGAGGCAAGGGAAGAACAGGGAGAAGATGCGGTTCATCATCTCCAGGTTGTCGGTTGCCACCACCGTACCGCTTGCCTGTGCGCTGAATCGCTTGATTGTGATTCGGTTCAGCGGAACGTCAGGATAGACTCCTGCGCTGTTTGGTGCTGCCGCAGCAATGTCTGCGATGCTGCACTGCTTGATGGCTCCGTTCTGAGCCACGAGGAAGGTTTCTGTTCCTTCGAGAATGGAAACCTTTGGATACTTTGTAAATTGTGTCATCTCTTTATTTTTTATAGTTTAACATGTAATCTCTGTATCGTTCTCGTCGGTGATGACGTTTCCGCTCTCATCGGTGAGTGCTTCCGCATCCTTGGCGTGGATGGTGACAATTCTTGCAGCACCCGATGCCAGGGTAGGGATAACCTTCACGATAATATCTCCTGCCGTGGAAGTCTTCACGTTGCCTGCCGCATCCACCAGCGCATCTCCGCTGTATATCTGGTAGATCATCGAGCGGTTGGCTGTAGAAGGCTGCACATCCGTAGGGGCTACGTTGATGGTGGCTCCTGCGAGCACCGTCACTTCCTCTATGATGGCTATTCGGGCAGGAATACTTGCCATGGGCGCTACGCTGCCCTGTTGCTGGAGTGAAACCAGCAGACGGTCGATTTCCGCACTCTTGGCTTGCAATCCGTCATAGATAGCCTGATAGTCGGCTGTGCGCTGGGTGTCGTTAGCCTTGCGCTGCGTCTCTGCCTCCTCTCGCTGCGTCTCGTGAGCATTGCGGTCGGTTTCGGTCTGCTTGCGCTTGGTTTCCGCATCAGCTCTGTTGGATTCCGCAGCCTTGCGGCTTTCCTCTGCCTTGGCTCTCGCTGCCTCTGCATTCTGTCGGGCAGTCTCGTTAGCCTGTGCGGTCTGGTTCTGCTTGAGGTCGAGCCATACCTGCCATCCCTCTGCAGAAGCAGAAGGCTGGGTGGTGTTGTTATCTACCGTAGAACGGAAGATGCCATCCTGAGTATGCACGATGTCGTTGGTCTCGTAAGCAGTACCCTTCTGCCAGTTGCCCTTGTCAGAAACAAAGGCATTTCCTAAAAGAATTTCTTGCTGTTCTGCCATATTCTTGTCGTTTTTTTAAAATGATTATTAAATTCGGAACACTAGCTTGTTGCCCTTCTTCACTATTCGCTCGCTCACGTTGCTGCCATAGTCTACGATATAGAGCTTATTACCCACATGCTTGAAGGTAGGATACATAGCTCCACCTCGTGCCACAATACCCGTATCCTCGTAGGCGTGGGTCTTGATGTTCCATTGCCACCAGTTGCCGTTATCACCCATCTTTACCGGATGCTCGTTCAGCTCCTGGGCGAGGTCGGTCTGCGCCTTGGAGCTGGTGATGGCGGCTTTTGTATCCGTCTCTCGCTTGGTCTCTGCCTTTACTCGACCGTTCTCTGCCGTCACCCTTCCGTTTTCAGCGGATACACGCTTCTTCTCTGCCTCTACTCTCGCAGCTTCCTGCTTCTGTCGTGTGGCTTCCTGGTTCTTGCGTGTAATCTCGTTGCCATTTCTGGTTGTCTCGGAATTAGCCCTTGCCGTTTCAGCGGTAGCCCTTGCATTTTCCGCAGTCACACGTTTTTTCTCAACTTCCACACGAGCGGCTTCGTTGGTTGCCCTAGCCGTTTCCGCCTTGCCTCTATCGGTTTCAGCAGTCTGTCTTGCAGACTCATTCTGCTCGATTGCAGCCTTGCTTGCCAAGGTGTCATCTGTTGCCTTTTTTGCCGCAGCTGTCTGAGTTATCGAACTGTTAACTGCATCCTCCACCTTCTTGCGTTCTGCTGAGAGGTCTGTTGTTGCCTTCGTCACGCTGGCAGCAGCGTCGTTGGCTTTCGCTGCTGCTGTGGTGGCTTCTTTCGTAGCTTTCTTGGATGCTGCAATTTCCGCATCAACGTCCTTTGTAAGCAGAGAGAGTGGCGCAATAACCTGCTTTTGTACTCCATTCAAGTCGTAGAGGGCTGGCATCGTCTTGATGCCTTCGAGCGACGTTGCCAATTCGCAAGAGAAGATGTTCTTGCTGTGTCGCATCAAGTACTCGTTGAATTTCGGCAGGAGGGCAGCGCATAAGGCTTCGAACTCCTCGTTTGTTGTTGTCTTCTGCTCTAACATAAAACCTCCTTGTTTGTTGGTGTTAGACTTCCTTTTCCAAAACCTGTACAATCTGACCGTATGCACCTGCTACAAGCGCATCGTTGATTGTCTCCTTGATGAGAGCCATATCCTCTGCCTCCAGCTCAACCTCTTCTGGATGTTCCTGCAGCTGTACGCAGATTCTGTACGCTCTCATCTTGTCTGCTGGTTCAAGAGGTTTCTTGCTACCAGCTGCGTAAAGGTAGAGCCCGATGGTGTCGCTCATCATCTGTGGCTCACCCTTCTCGTTCTTTAACTCTTTGCCATCGTAGCCTTTCATGGCTACCTTAAAATTTCTTTTCATAATTTTTATCTTTTAAAATTAAACATTACCAATCTCTTGGACACTTGTACTGCGTCCAACATCCTACCTTGGTATTTTCTTCGCCAGCGATATTAACATCTCGGTGATAAACTAAAATCATGGAATCGCCTCGGGATTCTATAGTCAAATCTGTCGTGTTAGAACCTCTATCATATAGGATGAAAGAGGTGCGAGTTTGACCTTTCGATGTTATTGAAGTGTTGGATCTGAGATGTACGGCACCATCATAATCATTTCTTATGAAAACAACATACCCATCATCCTCTTTGTTCATCTGAGGTAGCTGATAATAACCGCTTCCGCCCAATATCACTGAAGTAGTGCCTTTTGGTATGGCGACTGGTGAACGATATGAGCTGCCTCCAGAGGATAGTCTTGCGTTCTTAATCCTGAGACCTGTTATATATCCTCCTAGCGTCATGTCGAGTGCCACGTTGGTAACCGCTCCCTTTGCTCCGCAAACTATGGAATAGTTCACGTCACCGAAGAATTTTGAGCTCTCTTCGTTTGTGAACCTTGCAACAGCTCTCGCTCCTGTTGATGCAGGAAGTACGTTGCCACCGATACCAGCAAACACTTTGTGTGTATCGTTTCGCAGGACAATGTAGGCGTCGTTGTCGAATCCCTCATTCGTCAAGCCTTCGCCTTCAATCTTCATACCTGCTATCTGTCCTGCACTCGCTTGCATGGATCCGCTTGTGTCGATTCGGAATGTTCCGTTTGCCGTTATTGCTCCTTCGAGGATGATTCGGTCTGCCTTGATCTTTGCGTTGGTGATGTAACCTCCGCTGTCTTTGGTTACATACAAACTCATGTCTGCGCTGGTCATTACTCCGTTGTCCTGTATGGCGTCTAAGAATAGTCCTGCATATGCACTTGTCGTAACAAGTCCTGCTGTGTTCTTTAGGCTGCCGTCGTTATTGAAGTAGGTGCTCACCAATTGGTTCTTATCGGCTGTGGTCATCAGATAACTTGTATTAACTAATTGTCCGCTCGCATTGAATCGACCTGCGGTTTCCGTCCAGCTATCTGCTTTCTGGATTACCGTGGTGGTGGCATTTTCGATTTTGGTTACATCTTCCCATGCATCTTTGCTATTTTTGCTGCCATCGCTGTAGCATTTGTATCTGTAGATATGTCCTTTAATGAGCCAACCATTATTCTCGCCTGTGTACTTCCATATTGCACCGTTATGCTTGTACTCGCTTCCTCCTGTCCATTTGTTCCATGGATTTGCTTCCTGTTCGTAGTACTCGCCTGTTCGCAGGTTACTCATGGTGTCGTTCAGCGTTTTTACGTTTGCTTCCAGCTCATCCTTGGTTGCTGCTTTCCCGACTGCTGTACTGATGCCATCAACGGTTATTGTTAATCTCGCCAGGGCTGCACTCGTCTTGTTCGCTGTGTCTTTGACGTCAGAAACCTCCAGCTTAATGGATTTGATGCTGGTTTCAATACTTGAAATCATGCTTTCCGTGTCCGTCTGCCATTTGTTGATGATGTTGATGCGTCCTGCTTCGTGCTCAATTTTCGAGGATAAAGTCTCGTTCAAAGCATTATTCTTTTTGGTTACCTCCTGCAAAATAGCATCCTTAGTCATACTAATCTGCGAGGTGTAATCCGTTTCCAGCGCTTTGTCTTTTTCCGTGACGGACGCCATGATTTTGTCCTTGGTCATGTCGATTTCAGATCTAAACGATTTATCCAGCGCTTTGTCTTGCTCATCAACGTACGCTCGGATCCTCTTCTTCTCTGCGTCCAGCTCTATGCCCAGCTGCGTTGTCCTGCCATTAACCTTATCGATGTTCTCTCCTAACAGCTTGATATTGCTTGCCGTCTGCAATATCTGGGTGCTGACCGTCTTCTGTAGGTTGTCTAACGGCTTGTCTGTTACGTAAAGGAATGATACAAGAATATCGCCTGTATATCGGATGACGAAATCTCCCTTTCCGTTCCACTTGCCTTCCATCTTTATAAACTGCCATTCTCCCGAATATGCAATATTGACGCTCTGCGCAGCCAGCTCGTTCTTCTTTCCCTCCACAGCTGTTGAGGGCGAGAATCCGATGGTCATCGTTCCTGCTGTCTTAGCATAGACCCTTGCGCTGATATAGATGGTATCCTGCACCTCGGTATATCCGTCGCCTGTTGTTCCCAATCCATCCTTATTCTTTGTGTCGGATGGCTTGGTGTATTCCTTATGGGTTCCTGGCTGTCGGATGAGGGCATTGGCTTGCTTCAATCCGCAGTTGATGATTCGCATCATATTTCTTCCCTCGGTTGCCTCGATGAGGACACGCCTGTTTCCGCTTGTCGTAACTTGACCGTTAACCATGACGGGCATTCCTCCACAAATCCAGATTGCCGATTCGTCTGTCTCGTCAATCTCCCAACCGTCTATTATTAGGCTGCCCGAATCTGCACCTGTTGCTGCCAGGAACGTACCGTTATGGATGTAGTTTTCATCGTTTGTCAGCTCGTATGTTGTCTGGGCAAAACGGGTTGCAAACTGATTTTGCAGCATCTGAAATTTTGTATCGATGCTCTCGCCTGTGCGTCGCAGTACGAGATCGCCTGTTGCATAAAGGTTCTGCAGCAATTCTCCGAATCCTGTAAGATCACCGAATGTTCGGTGATGTATTCCCTCCAGGTTTCCGAGCCTTCCCTTCAGACAGTCCTCTGGGTCGGTTTTCATACCGTATAATATATCAAGGTATGGTGCTGCCGTACCCACTGTGATAATCTGCATGATACCCTTGCGGTCTTGGTCGCTGAGGTTGTCAACTCTCACGAAGGTATCCTTTTTCTTGATGAGCTTGTCTGGTGTTGCTCCCTCGATGCTGCTTGTAAAGCTGTCGAATTTCACCCAATCCAGGCGGTTCTCGCCATCGGCTATACTTCCACATCCTGCCTCTGTGATTACCAGCTCGTAGCTCTTAATCACATAGTAGTCATTGCTGCTGTCTGGCATTCCGTTGTATTGCTGCACCATGATGCAATCGTCCTTTCGGAATGGATTGTACAGCTTTCCACCTTGTGTGTCGAAATATACCTTTCCCGTCTCTTGCTCGTAGTGGTCAACCTCCATCATGCCAGTGAAGATTCGGTTATCGTTCTCGCCCAAGAGCTGGGATATTATCATTTCGTAAACTCGGAGCGATCCTCGCACAATGACGTTATCGAACTCTCCTGTCCACTTGTTCTCCTGCATTCCTGCTGCATTGGTGATATGCTTGTTGTAGATGCCCCATCCCTTGCCACCGAGGAATCCAGATATAAACTCCTTGCTGAAGAGGTTTCCGTCAAAGGTGGAATCTCCCTTGACGTGCAGCTGCTTGACGGTTGCAAGTCCCCACGCCAGCAATTCATCTATACACAGCTTGTACTTACCATTATCATCTCTTCTGACAATTATGAATCCCTTTTCTCCATCGGTATTCGCATTTTCCGATGCTATGGAATGGGCGATGATGTTACCCTCTGCGTCAAAGCGGAAGTCCTTCTCAACATCGAAGACGAACTTGTCTCCAATCTTCGCCTGCTTCATAATTGTAGCCTTGCTGAAAGCCAGCAGCTCATCAATGTTCAGCTTATACTTTCCTGTCTTCGGGTCTGTCTGTATGATTGAGAATCCCTTATGCTCATCTATGTTCGCCCCATTTGAGGCGATGGTATGAGCCACGATATTGCCGTTCTTGTCAAACTTGTAAGCTCCATTTGCACCGAGATTAACGCCCTGCAAGAAGGTTATGATCCCCTCTGCTGTATCATCCACTAGCTTGGACAGAAATCTTTTGCCGACGATGGTATCGATGAGGGTTCTTATTTTGGATAGCTGAAGTTCCTGCTGATTCTGTATTTGCTCGTTTTTATAAACGATTTGGCTTACCGTCTCAGCGAGTGTATCGCTTCTGCTTCCTGTCTTGCTCTCTCCGATATTAAGCTCTCCCTGTGTGAGGTCTTCAAGGTCTAGCTCCCAACCGATGATGCGGCTCTCCCTTGCGTGGTCTTCTTCATTGAAGTACTCTGGTGCTACGAGCTTCACCTTGCTGCCGTATGTCAGTTCGATTCCCTTCTGTCCGAAAAGGACGGGGTTCTTGATTCCTGTGTAGGTACCGCTGTCCACCATCATTTTCTTCATGTCCTTCTCGGCTTCTGCCTTCAGCTCCATTTCCGCTGCCTCCACCAATTCGTCATCGATGAAGGTAATGTCCATATTGTACATGTAGAGCGTGTCTCCTACGGCTGGCTTCATCGTCTCGTTCGGCAGCTCAAGGGTGTAGGTGTCGTTCCTGGTTATCTCGAAGAGCTGTTTGTCGTCGGTGTCTGCATCTGGGTTGAAGTGTACCTCGAAGTCCATTCCGTTCAGCTTACCGCTCTCGAAGTGGATGCTCAGCGGCTTGTTATCTTCCTGCGTCTCGTAGATGCTGTCGAAAACGAAAGGTGAGCCGTCCTGGAGCTTCGCCTTAAATCGGTATGCTGTCCAATAGGTCACGTTGCCTGTGTCCGTGTCGGAGGTCTTGGCTGCTATCTCCGTGACCTCCGTAATGGTAAGCAGTGCCCTTGGGTAGATGTCCTCGTATGTCTTAACGATTTCCGTGATGTCGTCTGGATCCAGGTTCTTGTCACTGTCAATGTATGGCGTGCCGATTGGCAGCTGGAGGATGGTGTCGCTGACGCCTTGTATCGCTACCTCGCTCTGTCCGTCTATCGGCTCCGTGTAGAGCTTACTGACGTATGCCATGGCAAGATGGGAGAGTGTGACCTGCTGGCTGGTTCCTGCCAGCTGTTTTGTCTTGTCGGTCAATGCGTAGCAGTCCCTGCCGTCGTTCACGCTGCTCATTCCGTCTGAGGTTATGCCGATGAACTCGATACCTGTCTCCATCTTGTCTGCCAGCGTCAACCTTGTGTTTGGGGTGATTGCTTTCTTCTGAAGCTGCAAGTTCTTGAAACTGAAAATAGGGTAGCTGTCTCGCTCCACCTTCACCATCGTAGTCTTGCTGTCCTCTGTCTGTCCACTTGTTTCGTCTCCGATGATGAACTGAACGCCTGTTCCGTTCTGAAATCCGATTGCATCTATCATGCTGCCCACCTCAATCTCGAAGACTGGGTTATTCCAGGACACCGTCTGTCCTGCTGCTGGGTTGGTGTATGAACCGCTTACGACCTTGAATGTGAATGTCTGCCCTTCGTACTTGCTGTAGCTGGTTATCTTGATACGTTTCTTCTCGCTGAAGAAGTTCTTCGGCTTGTTGGTGGTGAATCTTACCTTCGTGCCGTAGATGGTATGGAATCCGTCTATCGTGAATGGGTTCTTCAGCTTACGCCTGTAGTTCTGGTTGAGGTTGCGGCTTGAGCCGAATGCGTAGAGGCGAGTACCATGCTCCTCGCTGTCCTCGCTTCTGCTCAGTCCGTTCAGCTCCTTGCCCTGCTCCAGCGTTATTGTCTGCTCTCCCTGCTCGCATCTGCCGAAATGGATTGTATTCTCGGTTATCCACCATTCTGTGTCGAACGCTTCGGCTATCTTGTCGAGTGCCGATAGCAGGGTGGTGCTGTCGTATGCTATCAGCTTCGCCTCGTTCCTCTTCTCTACGTCATCGTGGATATAAACGAGGTATTCCTTCCCTGCGTAGGTGTAGCCGATGTTGGCTAGGTTGTCCGTCAGAATACCTGCATGCGCCTGCAGGGTGTCCGTGAGGCTCCATTTGGCTTCTTTTCCGTTCACGCTCCCTCTTCTAAAGAAGATGATGCGGTTCTTGAATTTATACCATGGACGGTCTAGGCGCAGCTCGTAATCGTAGCCGATGTCCTTGCTAGCCTTGGTTGGTGTCGGCAAGTTCACGACCTCGAATCGTCCGAGACTTTCGATGTTGGTATAGAATCCCTTCTTCAATGCCAGGACGGAATCGCTGGAGAAGTTCACGGTGATGAACTCCTCCTCCTGCTTCTTCCATGTATACGTGCTCCCGCTTCCTACATGGATGGTATATGCCTTGGCTTGCGCCCTGTTATAAAGTTGTATCTTCATAATTGTCCGAATCCTTGGTTCCTCTGTTTGCTGGGTTCGGTTCGTTCAGCGTGAGGCTGAATGTCGCCATACCCTTGAAATATGATTTGAATTGTTTACAGCTCTTGTAATCGCACCTGTACACCACGTCCTTCTCGTACTTGGTTCTGATGTTGATGCGTCGCTTCTTCAATTCCTTCTTGAATGCGATGAGCTTCTTGAACATGTCGTCCCTGCTGGTTGCGTAAAGCTGGACGAATAGTGTGATATCACGTTCGTCCACCTTTGGCTTCGCCTCCTTGCGTATCTGCTTTCCGTCCTCTGTGGAGGATTTGTTGCTGACCGCATCCTTCAGCGGCTCTGGCTCTACCAGGGAGCAAAGGGAGGAGTCGCTTAAGCAAACGCCCCACATGCCGAATGCGTCCATGTCGTTGATGAAAAGTTCGCCTTTTCTGTTCATGCCTCTGTCTCCTTATAACTTTTCGGTGTTCTTTCTTATCTTCTCCAGCTTCTGGTTCATCGATGGCAGCTCGCTGGTGTGTCGCTCTATCTTCTCCAGGTACCCGACGGCTTGGATCTGCATCTCCATCATGTCGTCCATGTTGCTGCGGATAATGGCTGCGCTGTTGGCAATGATGGAGTTGTTCTCTACTTGCTGCTGGACGGCATCTGCAACAATGGACAGGCTGTTCTGTATGCTGGTAAGTCTGCCGTTTGTCTCGTCCTGCTGGTCTTGCGTCGCACCGCTGAGAGTTGCGCTGGTGCTGCTCTGCGTGTAGTCTTCCTTTGGGTCGATTCCTGCGGCAGCGTAGGCGTTGTCTCTTGCCTGTTCTCCCTTACGGTATGCTTCCTCGTATTTCTTTTGGAGGTCAGTTTTTTCGCTTTGGTCGAGCTTGCCGTCTGCCATTGCGCTTGCAAACTGCGTGTACCAATCCTGCATATCCTTGGCGAGTGTGGTCTTGGTGATGTATGTAAGAACTGCTTCTTCCATGTATTCCTTGACCTTCTTGGTTGCATCCTTCACGCCCTTGGTGGTGTCACTCAGCAGCTCTTTCAATCCGTCCCTGGTGTTGTCGAAGGATAGGTTCGTCACTGCCTCGTTGTAGTCATTCTGCAAGTCGATGAGTTTCTTGTAATACTCGATGTACTCATCCATGTTGCTGGCGTTGCTCTTGTATCCGTCGTTGCTGGCATTCTTAATCTTAGACCAGAGGTCTGTCGCTTCGTCTGCCACCTTCGCCATCTGCTCGCTGGTAAGGTTCCAGAAGTCCGAGGCTGAGCGGACGTTCTCTCCTGTGATTTGGCTGATTCGCTGCCAATCAGCGGAGCTCATGGATTCGTTTATGTGTGCGTTGGAGGAGTGTTTTCCTCCTATGCCGATGAATCCGTTCTTGTATGCGCCACCTGTATCTCGCATGATCTGTTGCTTGTTGGCGGTGGCATCTTCAAGGTTCTTCTTCGCTCGCTGGTAGGTGTCGGTTGCTTCCTGTCCTGCCTTGTCTTTCATGACCTCAGTCAGCCTTGTTACGGCTGATTCCAGGTCTTGGTTGGATTGGGTCAGGTCGTTGATGGTGTCCTCGATGCTGGTGTCGGTACCGAATAGCTTGCTTCCTGTAAGGCTTCGGAAAACTCCACCGACCGCTCCGAATGCGGATTGAAAAACGTTACCTACGAACTTGAAGAGTCCCTGCTTCTGTATTGCATCAAGCAATGAAAGGATGGCACCGATGATGCCTCCTATCTTCGAGCCTGCCTCTCCGAATACGTTTGCGACGTTGCTGGCGACGTTGCCAAGTTCTGAAAGGCTCATCTCGCTGGTGCTGCCCAGCTGGGTTATTGCCTGCGATAGCTGGATGAGGTTGTCCGTCGTGGTGTCGAAGCTCTTGTCTCGGTTCACCTTGCTGGTGTCCTTGTCTTTCTTTGCATTGTCTGCCTTCTTCTGTGCAGCCTCGACCTTCTTTTTCGCAGCCTCCTTCGCCTCTTCTGGTGCGTCGCTGTCCTCGATGTCATCAAACTCCGATAGGGCGATGTTCAGCTCTTGCAGGGCGGTGGTGTATCGCTCGCTGGCTTTCTCGTATGCCTTGCAGTTCTCTGCCAGGTTGCCGAATATTCCGCTCCCCTTGATGATGGCATCGTTGAGCTGGTCTATTGCCGTGGAGACTACCTTCTTGTTTTCTGGTGTCGCCTGCTGGTATTCCTTGCTGTTCTTGTATGAGGTGAGCTTGTCTCTCGTTGCCTTCAGCTGTTCGGTGGTCTGTCGGTCGAGGTTGTTGAATACTGCATCCCAATCAATGGATTTTTTCAGCTCATCGAGGTAAACGCTTTGTATGTTCTCCTCCAGGGCTTGCGCTGCCTGCTGTCTCTTATGCTCGTAGTTCTTGGCGATATCGTTCTGTCCCAGCTTCTCGGCTTCATCTCTCAGCTTTGTAAGCTGGGCGATGTCGTCCGTGATAGCCTTGCGTGTCTTCTCTGCCTTCTCGTTATCGTCATCGTATTTATCGAGCAATGCCTTGATGAGCTCGCTCCTCTGCTGGGTCGTCGTAGCGTCCAGCGATTGTTTCTTGGCGGTGATGCCAGCCTTTTCCTCATCGGTTAGCTTGATAGCCTTCTGCTGTCCTGTTGCGTAGAAGCCCTGCTTCTCATGCTTTGGATCTGCATCCCATAGGTTCTTCGCATGGTCTATCTTTGCCTGGAGGAGCGATTGTTCCTCCTTGTCGATGGCTTCTTTCTCTTTCTTGTAGTTGAGGTCGAGCTGGGCGAGCTTCTTCGCCTCTCCCTCCTGCATGGCATCCACTATGGCTTGTGCCTGGAGCAGCTGGTTGGCTTTCTGCTGCTGTTCCTGCTGCTGGCTGTATCTGTAGGTTTCCTCTGCCGTCTTCTCGTTAGCCTTGGCTTGCTCCTTGGCTGCTTTCTCGGCTTCTGTCTGCTGCTTATGCGCTGCCGTGGTTCTAGATTGGTGCGTGGAGACGGTTCTGCTGGCGATGTGGTCTTGCGCTTCCTTAACGAGCGAGACCTGCTTGTTCCACTCCTTGCTTCCCTTCTGGCTGTCTGCCATCTGATCGAGCTTGGCTTGCGCCTCCTTCTGCTGCTTTTCCCAATCGGATTTATTGTATGTGGTCTTCGACCTGGTTCTTGCTGCTGCGATTCCCTGTGCCTTGGTAAGCATGGACAGGATATCGCTTTGGCTGTATGCGTAATTGCCGAGACCCTTTAAGTTGAAGCGGACGTTCTTGCCTGTCCTCTTGCCTTTGGTGAGCGTGTTAATGACCTGCTGCAGCTGGTGCTTCGTCATGTCCTTGAATGTCTCAGCGAATTTGTCCGCATTCTGTGTTGTCAGTTCCCTGGCGACGTTCTTGTTGGCTCCGACGCTGTAATCCTTCGAGAACTTGATTTGTTCCTCGATGGTGGCTCCTCGGTACCATGGTTGGTTCGTCTTTTGTTTGTACCATTTATTCGCCCAGTCCACTTCGGCTTGCTGCGAGCCTGTCAAGAACTGCCTGTATTGGCTGGCACCCATTCCTGCGCTGACAGCCTTGTTTCTTGCTTGCTGTTCTAGTTTGAAGGCTCGTGTGGCTCTGTCTGCGTCATTCTTGTCAGTCTTAAGTCTCCGCACCCTGTTGAGTCCATCCTGTGCTGCAATCTCTTGTTTAAGTTTTAATATGTTGCGGAGGTGTCCTTCCTCGTCTATGTATTTCTTGATGATGGCTGGATATCGCTGAATAAGCAGATTCATAGCCTTCCTGCGTCCGTGGGTTGCATCCTCGTCCTGCTGTGCTCGCTCGATGGCTCTGTCTGTCTCATCGTTGTATTCCTGCTCCTTCTGTTTAGCTGTTTCCATCGTCTCGTTGAGGGCGGCTTGCGCCTTCTCCTCTGCCGTGGTGCTGTCGTGGCAGGCTACCAATACACCGACCAATACACCGAGGGCGGTGGCTGCTGCTACGTATGGGTTGGCGAGCATCGTTGCGTTGAGGGCGGCTTGTACCTTCTCTACGACGGCAATTCGCACCTTGGCGATGGTCAGCGTCTCGATGTGGAGCTTCTCGGCTGCAATGGCAGTAACCACCGCTGCCTTGTAGATTCCGTATGTGGTAATCAAGCCCATGATGATCTGTCCTACCTGCTGGTAGTTGGCGATTATCTTCTGTGCCATGTCGATGCTGCCTACGATGACTCCTTCCTGGGCTTCGCCTATGTCGTTGAGCATGTACTGCCAGGCTCCTTCAAGGTTGGATATCGCTCCCTTCAAGGTCTTGCTCTGTGCTTCGAGCATTCCGTTGAACTGACCTCCCTCGCTGGCTGCTGCGTGGAACGCATCTTGCACCATCTTGGTGGAGATTGCGCCTTTCTCCATCTCTTCCTTCAGCTGTCCGATGCTCTTGCCTGTCTGCTCGCTAATCACCTGCAATGGGTTGAAGCCTGCATTAATCATCTGCAATAAGTCCTGTCCCATGAGCTTGCCTGTTGCACTCATCTGGGAGAAGGCAAGGGTGAGGCTCTTGAACTTCTCGCTGTCGCCCATGGAAATGTCGCCAATGGCTTTCAAGTGCAGCATAACGTCCTGGGCAGGAATGTTGAAGGCGAGCATGGTCTGCGCTCCTGATGCGAGGTCTTGCATAATCATTGGGGTGCGGAGTTCGTATTCCTTTATCTGCTCGAAAAGCTCGCCACCGACCTGTTCTCCTGCGAGGGTCTTGAAGGAGGTCTGCAGGCTTTCCATCTCGCTTCGTATGCTGATGACCTTGCTCTCGAATTGGGTTAGCTGCTGGATTGAAAAGTACGCACCAATTCCTGCAGCAATCTTTTTGAGGCTTGCGTCCATCTTCTCGGTCTCGCTCTTGGTAGCGTTGCCGAGGTCGTGGATTTTATCTTCCGCTGCCTTCGTCTCTTGCTGCAGGGCTTCTGTGCTGACCCCATTGAATGCTGAGTCTATCTTCTGTCCAGCTTGTGTGGCTTGCCTTCCGATGTTGTCGAATTGCTGCACCACCTTCTCAGCGTCCGATTGGAGCTGTGAATCGTCTATGCCTATCGAGAATCCTTCTCTTCCGTTGTCGAAATCTGCCATTTTAATACTCCTTTACGAAGACTTCCTCTTCGTCTTCGTCATCTGTGAAATTTTCGGGATTGTTTGCGTCGAGTTTCGCATCCCATTTTGGTGGTTGCTCATCATCAAACTGCGGTGTCGCTGCTGAATATAGCGAAAGGTTGGCGTAGCTGTAATCGTATAGGATCTCCTCTGGTGTGGCTCCTGTGTTCTTCGCCCAGCCGATGATTATTGACCAGGGGCTGTCTGTTCCACTTCCTTGGTTCTCGCCAGCGTGTTTATTTCGGATAGGGAAGTGGTAAGCCCGAAAAAATCGCCCAGCTGCATCTCCATGAGTCGCTTGGTGATGGTCTCGTTCAGCGTTGCTGGCGTGATGTCCTCCATGATGCGCATGGCTACAAAGTCCAGCTCGCTCATGGTCTCCTGGTGCTTGGTGAATCTGAAATGTCGCCAGCTCCATTTCTTCGTCTCTGAAATCACGACCTGGTGGTTTTCTCGTATGCGCTTGGCTCCGAGCACCAATATGGCAGCAATGCGTCCGATGGCTTTGCAGTCCCTGGCGGTTCGGAGGGTTTCGAGGAAGATGCTCTTCGTCTCTTTGTTAATTAACGGCATCTTCGAGGTTTCCTCGCTCACCAGCATTATGGTCGCTGGTGTCGGTGCTGGTATCTCGTAGGTGCGTCCGTCTATCTCCAGGGAGGTTGTCTTGCGCTGGAGGATGGTATCGACCACCTGCTGTTCTAATGTTTTCTGTTCTTCCATGCGATTAAAGTGAAAGAGCAGGAGGGTGGCTCTGTCGCTTCCTCCTGCTCTTGGATGAAATTATGGGTTATTTCAAAGCCTCTTTGGTTGTGAAACGGGAGTACCAATAGTTGTTGTCAACAGCTGGGGTTCCACCCGATTCTGGTGTCTCTGGTACGCCTGTTGTCTTGAAGATTGAAGCGGTGATCTTGATGGCGTTACCATTCTGCTCGTCCATCGCTGGTGCTACCTTGATGCGGCAGAGCGGAGCCTTGATGCCTCTCGCTCCCTTGTTGTGTGGGGTAATCTTAATCGATTTGTCTCCTGGCACAATGTGGGTCTTGACCTTCTGTTCGCCATCAGCGTCCTTGGCTGCAATGCCCAGCTTCTCGTAAAGCTCCGCAGTTGGCTCGATGACGGTAGTCTCCACCTCGAGTGTTCCTTCGAGGTCTTCCTGCGCCACGACTTCGCCTCCTGTTGCCTTCATCTGCAGCTGGTCGCCATCGTTGGACGTGAGGGTCGTTGTCTGGTCTTTGATGGTGCCGACATTGAAGAGTGTAGTTGCGAATGCATCGTTCTCTCCTGTGTCGCCAATCTCGACCTTGCACTTGCCCCATGCCATGATGATTTTCTTTGAATCTGCCATGTGCTTGTTCTCCTTGTTTATAAAAATGTTGCTAATTTAAAATGAATTCCGATATTAACGAAGTGCTCGTTCCGCTCTGGTACCGCAATGGTAGCCGTTGCCTGGAACTTGTCGAAGATGTAGGCGGTGCAGGAATCATTAAGGGTCTGCAGCACCTGTTCGTCGATTGCCTCCAGCTCCATCAGTCTTGCTTTGTCGGGTACCAGGCTCGCTCCTCCGTTATTGATGTCGGGGACGTATATGTTGAGCCTAGCCCTGCCTTCCTGGATCTGTCCTGCTGTGGCATTTGAACATGTAAGGACTGCGTCTTCGGTATTGGCTTCGATAGGTCGCAGCTCGCTGGGGTAGAATGTTCCTCTTATCGTACTTCCCATCAGCTCTTCAAGGGCTGCGTACATGTCCATTTCTATTGTTGTCGTTCCTTTGCTTGCCATTGTCACTTCGTTTTGAATAATCGGTTAAGCATTGCCTTGATTTTGCGTTCTGCCATCTGCTCGCTCGTATCGAGAACGTCGAGGCTCATGGCTTCGACGTATTGGGCGTATGGCATTCCTGCTACCATCAGAAAAACAATGCCTTGTGTTGTCTGCTTTGCCGCAAGTTCATGAAGAAAAGCTACGCCTTGTTTCTTTCCCTCTGTTCCGTCGCCCTTGCCTCCATTCACGGCTTTCCATTCTCCCTCGTGTACTATTTCGCCATCCACGAGGACGCAGTAGCCGATAGAGCTGCAAAGGTTGCCTGTCTGGTTCAAGTACTTGTGTCCACTCCTTGCTTGGGTCAGGCATTCCTCCCCAATGTAGAAAAGCTGGGCGATGATGGCTTGCTTCCTGTTCTCTATCATGGCGTTCATCCTTGCTCGGATGTCTGCTTGCGTGAAGTTGGGTTTTATTGGCATGGTAATCTCTTCTAGACGGTGATCTGCAATGCTTCTACTGCTTCGAGGTAGGTGATGTCCTGCACTTCAAACTCTCCGAGATCCACGCCTCGGTTGTCGGTTAGCTTCACTCTTTTGGCGGTGAAGTCCTGCGGTTCGATTAATACCTTGGCTGCAAATTGTTTGAACTTGCCGTCCTGGTACGTGCCTTGGTGGTCGCTCTTGTTTTTTACGATATTGCAAGGGATGCCCTTGTCGCTCAGTTTGGTTTCCACCTTTTGGGGGATGCCGTGAAGCATTCCCCCTCCAGTGGTATCGTAAGTAAAAAGAAAGCCGTTCTGTATAATCATCAGAAGTCCTCCCCGATGTAGCCGCATGGGATATCTGTTCCTGCTTCGTCCTCTCCCAGCTCTGCTAGCAGGCTGTTCGATTTCTTGGCAAAGCGTGAGCGTTCGTCCTCGTTGAATGTGTAGCTGATTCCTCCCTGGGTGATGTTCGGAGCTTCGGCAAGAAAGGCGTATGTGAGGGCTTTCGCCTTCTTGAACTCGTTGCTTGCTCGCACCTCCCTGGTGATGTCCGCATCTGCATCCAGCCCAGCTTCATCGATGATGTTCTCAATCGTCGCTGCTGGTATCGGGTAGCTGCTCATTGCTTTAATTGCGTTGCTTGTCTTCATGCTGCTTGTTTATAAAACGTTGTTATGCGCTCGCCTCTCCGTTCGCCCATGTCTGGTTTGCGGTGTTGAGGAAGACGAGAGACTTGCGGTTGATGAGTCCTGGCTGAACGTATGCCTCTGCCATGGTGGTCTCGGTCTGTGGGTTGACCTCGCTGTAGCGTGTCACCTTGTAGAAACCGCCATAAACCTGCAGGGCAGCGGTGTTCTTTACCATTGGGACGTTCTTGTAATAAGTCCAGCCGAGCTGGATGGTTGGTGAAAGTGTAACCACATTCACGTTCCATGGCTTGATGGTCTCTTTGCTGCCGTCCTTGTGCTCGAGGCTCACGTAGGTATCGAGGACGATAATCTGCGGATAGCCTCTGGTTGGGCTTGCGTTGTAGGCGTTGATTTTCTCCAGCGTGATCATGTCCGCTGTAATCATGGACAGGTCATTGACCTGTGGGTACAAACGCTTTGCGGTCTTCTTCTGTGCTACCAGCTGCTGGAACTTCGCTTTCTCCATGAATGCGTAGCGTGGCTTGGTGAGTCCCTGCTTTGCTATCATGTCCTGGGCGTTGGCAAGGTCGAGGAGTCCGTCTGCGTTCTCCTCATCGCTCCACTCGTAGCCCTTCTTCTTAACGACAGCTCCTGCCTTGACCTCCGAAATCTTCACACCGATGAAGTTGCCCTTCGGTACGTTGAAGTCGATGATGTCCTGTGATGCCATGTCGCCTTCAATCTTTTCTGGGAAGGTCTGTACACCGCTTGATGCGATGCGCATGCAGTCCAGCTCCACCTTGTAGTCCATCGCCTTGCGGACGAATGAAACGTCATCGTAAACCATGTTAACGAGTTCCTGTTTTTCCTGCTGGTTCTCGGTTGCTGAGTTTGCGAGTGTCTGTGAATCGAGGTATTCGTTAATTTCAATTTCATCCTTGTCTCGGCTCACGGAATACTTGGAGAGCTTACCGCTCCATGTGCCGACCTTCTGGCGTGTCTTCTTTGGAGCCTTGGTGTTGAATGCGACACGATCGGCAGCTACAGGGATTCCCTCGTCACCCTCCAAGCCCTTGATATCGAACTTTCGGGTGTATTTCAATGGGAAGAGGGTAGCCCATGCTAGACCTGTACCTGGCTGGAACTTGTTGACGGTTGCCTGCATTCCAGGGATGTCAATGTCGAATAATGGTGCTTCCATTGTTTCTTTTCTCCTTTGTGTTAATTAATTAATCGAGCGTGATGCCCTTCATCAAATCCACGATTTCGGCAGCGACAGGTGCTGTCTCCTTGCGAAGGCTTGCGGCTCTAATCAGTCGAGCCTCGAAGTCACCCTCTCCAGCCTTGCCAAGGTTGCCCATGAAATTGCCGAGAATGTATTCTGGCTTGTGGATTGGTGCAGCCTCTGCTTTGCTTCCGTCCGCTGCGCTGGCTGCCTGGTAGAGGACGGTATCCTGGGCGATTGCCACGCCCATCGTCACGGTTACTACATCGTAATCGTCGCTGGTGGTGGTGTCGACCTCTGTGCAGGCGACACCCACCTTGCCGTGGGCGATTACGTCTCCCTTCTTGATACCGCTACCCTTGGCAATCTTGATAGTGGTGTCAGAATCTTTGCACTCTGTTACGAGGCGGTATCCCTTGATTGGGACGTAGAGTCCGCTTGCTGCGTCCTGTCCCATTGCGAGACCTGGCTTCAAATCGAACTCTGGGTTCTTGACGAGTCCACCTCCTGGCTTCTCCGATACGATTGTCTCGAAGATGATAGGGTCGGCTGGAGCTGCGTCCTGGTGCTTGAACATTCTGTTCATGGCTTTTTCCCTTTTAAAAGTTTAACTTGGCTACTGCTGTGGTGCCTGCTGCGCTGGTTGTGCAAGTCCGATGATTACAGGCGATGCCGTCTGTGCCTCTCGGCTTGCCTCTGCATTAAGGTAAGCGGTGACCGCTGGGTCTGCCTCTTCGCCTGGCTTGCGCTTTCCACCGACAGGTGGTGTGGTCTTGGCACCCTGCGCCTTCTCCTCCTTGATGTCGCTCTCGATGAACGGCTTCTGCTGGTCGAGCCAGCCGTTGAAGTCCTCGTCGTCCTTGAAGGTGAGTCGGTCGTAGTTTCGCATGTAGCGTTCCTTCAATTTGTCGGATGCTCCTTCAAATAATGCGCTGAACTTATCCTTGCGCTGGTTGCCGAGCTCCTTGGTTTTCATGCCATTGATTTCGGTTCGCAGCTGCTGGTTGTCCTGCTGGATCTGTTTGAGCATCTTCAACACCTCGCTGTCTTCCCCTCCTGCTGGTGGTGTAGGCGGCTGTGGTGTTTTTTGCTGTGGTGGCTCGATAGGCTTGCCATCCTTCAGCTTGTACTTCTTCTCATAGTTGCTAATGGCTGAACTCTGAACTTCGTTAGCTCGTCTGTCGCCTTCGCTGTCTATGATGGATTGGAAGGTCACCCCATCTACGACGGTTTTCACTTCGTCCTCCGTGGTTGTCGTCTCAGCCTTTTTCTCGGCTATCCGCTCTAGAATTTTGGAATCAACCCCTGGAAATTTGGTTTTGAGTCCTGCTAAAATCTTTTCAAACATAAATTTTACGTTTTGGTTATACAAATTTGTAATGGCGCAAATTTACGGCTTTTTTCGTTAAAGTGGTTGTGTGGTAATCACTTTTTAACGTGAATTAACCTTAAAATCGGAAAATAGCCGCTTTTTCGCTTGGGTGTTTCGTGCTTTTTTCGTAAATTTGCCGCAAAAATTGGCTTATGCAGGTTTCAAAGAAAATATTAGATTTCGTTAGCCAGAACCTTGGTTCTGATTATTCCGTTTCTCCAATTGGGGAAAAGGACGGAGCTTCGTGTTTCTCTGCCTACATAAAAAACGAGAAGACAGGCTTCCCTGTCGCTCTCGTTCTTGATTCAAATGGTGAAATTACCAAAGTTGGCGGTTTTATTGCGCTTGATGTCATTTCGTCATTTAAGAAAGATTGAAACGTATTTAATGTTCAGCAATTTGTCGCTGACCTTTATTGCTCCATCTTTCAATATTGGGTCTTTTCTCATATTTGCGCAAAGGTATTTTATATCCTTTTCCTCGAATCCGCTTCCTTCGGAGTTGTCTTCCTGTGGCTCTATGTATTTTATGCTTCCATCGCTGAATCGTTTTACGATTGTGCAATGTCCACCTCTAGGCTCCCAGCTTAGACCGACCTCGTATGTTCCTTCTTCTTTGCAAACGTCATCGAAGTATTGGAGGTATCTTTGCTGCGTCATGTGTCTCCAGCTTGGGTGCGCTTTTAGGTAGTCCTTAAAGCTGGTTATGCTTACTGCTGATCCGTCTTTCTCCGTCCATGTCTCCAGCCAATTATTGCCCTTGCTGAGATAGTTGGATAAGTCTCCCAATGCCTTCGTGTTTCCCTTTGCATAAATATTGAATCCCCATTCTCGCAATGCGTAAGCTGGTGCGCATGTCTGGCAGTTTATGCCGTATTGCTCGTGCTTTGCCGCATCGTACAGCGGATTCTTTCTGACATGAATGTTTGTTCCTCTTATCTTTATTCTTGAACTTGCATCAGCGATGTATTCATTTACATGTCGAGGATTTGCGCTCTGCCTGTCTGCTTCCTCGTAGGTCATCGGTCTTCCCTTCTTGATTCCGAGGCTCTTTTCGATGTCCTTCATGTTGGCGATTTGCTCCTTGCTGAAGCTACCCCATACCTGGGTGTCCCATTCGTTCTGTGCTTTCACGCCCTTCTCGAATTTAGCAAACAAAGCCTCGACCTCATTCACGGATGCGTCCTTGCCTATGGCGTTGCGCAGGGCTATCTGTCTCTTCGTCAATGCTGGGAGTGTCTGTCCCTGGCTATATGTGAGCGTCTTCATCAATTGGTCGCAGCGGTTGTCGTATGCGTCGATTCTTCTTTCTGTCCATGCGTCTTGAATGTCTGCCACCTGCTCCTTTGTTCTCGCTGTGTGTCTCTTGGCAGCGATTTCCTTTGCAGTTGGTTTCTTGATGACGACAGGTTCAGTTTTCTTTGCGCCTATCTTGTATTGCCCAAGGTTAAAGCCTCGTGGCAGGACGATTTCATCCTCTGCGCCTCCAATGATCAGGCAGTGCGTACCCTTCGGTATGCGGTATGCGTACAGGTGCTTCGAGCCGTACATCTCGGACGAGAAGTGCTCTGCGATGGTGATTCGTGTTGTCGTGCTGGAGTATGCTGGATTGATATCTATTGGAGCATCCTTTGTTCCTCGATAAACGACAATGTCCTTCTTCAGTGTGGTTCGGCTCATAATCTTATCAATCTGCTCTTGCACCTCTCTTTGTTTAGCGTTGAGTGGCTTTCCTGCACGCAGGGCTTCGTTCAGTTCTTCAAATCCCCATTGTCTGAAACTATCTACGGCATCTTCCTCAGCCTTGGTGCGTAGCTTCGTTGGCTTGAGGTTAGCTTTCTTCATCTCGGCATCGTATGCCTTGTCGAGCAAGTCACGATAGTGGTCTTGGTTCTGTTCCGTCCAGCCTTCTGTCTGTACGAGTTCCAATAGCTCCCTGTCGTTCTTGCTGATTCCCTTCCATTCGTCCGCTGGCTTACTCTTAGGTGTCGCTGCAATTGCACCATCCTTCTTGTTGGATTTTTCCATGCCTTCCCATCGCAGTCCCTTGGCAGGATCTCCGTCTTTGAAGTTGTCCTTGATGAAGTAGGGCATGGAGGTGGCGTTCTCGATTCTTGCCTGGTTGTCCTTCATCCATTTGTTGAACTCCTTTGGCATTTTCTCCACCTGCCCTGTGAACTTCCAATGGCTCACGTCCTCTCCGTTCATGATTGCGGTGGTGTATGCGTCCATCTCCTCCTGGCTGGCGAGGACGGAAACTGCATAACATCTGCACCATGGATGCCATCCTGTGAACTTGAAGTCCTTTGGAAAGCGTTTTCCGTCGAATAGGTCGCAGATGTCCTCCGTCGGGTGGTTGTTGCTGATATGGATCTCGATACCGATAACGAAAGGGAGAGCCTGCCATCTGTTGTGGTCTGCCGTCCTGTAGGCGATGTTGTTCTCGGTCGCTGTCATTCGGAGGGCGTTCTTGTAGCTGGAGCGATAAACTCCCTGCCCTGGGTGGTATGCGGCAGCAGCCTTGGAGAGGCGCAAAGCTCCGCTCTTATCTCGTACTCTTCTGAATAGCTTGTTTGGCTCGACAAGGTATTTTCGAACGTCTCGGCTCAGAGCGGCAGCACTCTTTCCTTCGCCCATGCCCAATTCCAGGGCGAGCTCCATTTCGCTCTTGAACTGCTGGGTGAGGTTCCAGACCCTGCGGCTGAGATTCATTCCTGCTTCCTTGCGTGCGATGAATGCGTTGAGTGCCTCCAGGTGTGGGTGCTTCCAAGCCTTGACGGTCTTCGCTGGGAGCTTCTTCTTGCCGATGATGGAGTCCACCATTGCGTCGTTCTTGGTGTTGGAGAGCGTCCAGCTTTCCTGGTCTCCGTCCTCGATGTTGGCTTGGAGGCTGCTTCCGAGGTCTTGCATGAGTGCCTCCATCTCCTTCTTCAAGGCAGGGAAGTCCTCGAAGTGGAACTCTTTCTTTGGGTCGGCATCAAAGAGCGAGGGCGCAGCTGCCTGTACGATGCGCTTGATGGCTGCATCGTATAGCTGCTGCACCTTCCTGGCTCTCTTTGCGAGGTTCTCCTTGTGCTTCTTGTCGTATGTGCCTATGGTGAACGTCTTTGGCATATTCTAATCCTTTACATGGTTGGTTCGTTGGTGAAGGCATCGTTTGCCATTGCCTCCTCCTGTTCGATTCTCTTCTCTTCCTCCTCGACCTCCTCTTCTGGTACCATCTTGAGCCTGCGGATGGCGGTTCTTCGTGACACGATTGGTTTTCCTCCTGTTGCGTCGCTCATGTCCTTGATTTCCTGGCTGCGGTCATCGATTTGGAAGGCTGTAATCTCGTTGGTGACGGTCAATGTCTCGAATGCCTGCGCCAGCTCTGGGTACATGATCTTGCAGAAAGCTCGTACCACGTTGACCTCTCTGTCGAAGAACTCCAGCCAATCTCCGCTTTCGTCCGTGACCTTCATCTGGCAATCGATGAAGAGCATCTTGCGTGCCTCTCCGCTCATCGGGGTGGCTTTCATCTGCTCCATGCTCATGTCTGGCAGCTGGAGGCTGGTGTGGATATTGCGTCTCAGCTCTTCCGTGAATAGCTTCTGTGCATCGGTAGCCTGGCTCCAGGTTGCGTACCCAGCCTTGTCTCCCTTGCCGTATCGGAGGACGTTGCGCCCTGCGTTGTCGTCGGTTGGCTCCTGCTTTTTGTTTTTTGGAGCGGTCACCTTCTGGCTGTCCGAATAGATGACCCATGTCGGTCGGCTGTTCTTGCGGAGGTAGTTGCCAGCTCTGCTCTCCGTCCATTCCAGCTCGTAGCCGTTGTCGCTCTGGTCTTCCCAGATTGGGAGGTCTCGGTGTATGTAGATGCCTGCTATCTTTTTGATATTGATAGGCTCTGGTACGATGTCTTCCTTCCATCCGTTGCTGTTCATGTTGATCCAGCGGAAGTGGAACTCATCGGTGTAGGTATCGAAGTAGGTTACGGTGTCGTTTCCTTTCTTCCTGGTGTATTGGACGCTGAGTGCTATCATGTCGTCGTATTCGTCGAATAGTGGGTACAAGATGTCTCCGTCCAATGGCGAGAAGGTGCGGCAGCGCAGTTTCAGCTTGCTTGGGTAGCCTGCGTATGTGGTGTCCTGCAGCTGGGCGTACCAAATGGTGACCATCTCGCAGCTTGCAAAGAGCTTGTGCGAACGCTTAAGGTTCAAGGCGTTTATTCTGTTCTTCTGAAAAATCGCCTCCATGATTGCTGCTGCCTTCTTCTCGTTGTCGTTCGCAGTGGTGTATTTGCGGTTGACGGGGATTGTGAACATCAGCTCCTTCATGCGCTTCACCGCCAGCTTCTGAATGTTGTATGTCACTCTTGTCATGCGCTCGGTCTTGCCTCTGCGTGTCTTGTCTCTGTAGTTCTTGTCTGTGTAAACAGGGTGCAGCTTGGGGTTGTACTCCTTTTCGAGCAGCTTCCATGGGATGACTTCGATGTTCTTCTGTCGCAAGTCCTCGATGATCGCTCCTGGCTGTCTGTTCTCTCTATCGATAATTTCTCTAATGTCTGGCATTGCTTTGTCTCCTATGTTTTTAAATTAATAAACTTCGTCCTCGATTTCCTCTTCTTCCTCATCCGTAATCTCTGCCGAGGTGAACAATCCGAAACGCTCCACGATGCCTGTTGTGCAGTCTGACGCATCGTCATGCTCGTTTCCTCCCTCCTTACGGTATGACTTCATGGCGTTGGCGTAATGCGTCCAGCGGTCTTCCCATCCTTCTGGGTAGAAGACCATGTTCTGAACCTTCGAGCTGTTCGTGAAGATTCGTGTCTGCTTGTTGGCGGTCTGTGCCAGGTCAATGAAGACCATGTCCAAATTGCCAAGGGTTCGCACCAGCTTCTCCACGTTCCTTCTGAATCCTCGACCTCCGTTGTTGCTCTCGACCACGACCTCCTGCGTCTGGTTCCGCACCAGCATTCTTGCTACGGCAGGTTCGGTGTACTCCATGCTCTTGTTGGTGAATACGATATCCGTCACGTAGCATCCGCTCTCGTATTCCTCGTAGCAGATGGCGCAGAGCCAGTCGGCTCCTGTGTCCGCTGTATCGATGTAGCACTTGCGCCTTGGCAGGTGTGCCTCTATCGGCATTGTGTCGTAAGTCTTGAAATGGGAATACATGAGACCTTCGATTGGTGTCGGGTTCTGCATGTACTGCGTCTCATAAACGAAGGAATTGGCGAGGCGTATCTTCTCCAGCTCCTCCAGGGTGTGCTTGAATTCCCAGAGCGGCTGGCGGTGTCCTTCCTCGTCAATGGTGACGCATGGCAGGCTTACGACCGTCCAATCGTCAGGCTCTATCTCCTGGAGGTAGCCGCAAAGGTCGTGCTCATGGAGTCGCTGCATGATGATGATGATTGGCGTGTTTCTGCTGTTGACTCGGTTTCTGATGGTGGTCTCGAATCGTCGGTTCACTCGCTCACGCACCACGTCGCTCAGCGCATCCTCTGGCTTGATAGGGTCATCGATGATGATGGCTCCTGCGAATCGGTAGGGCAGTGGGTTGCCATGCTCATCCACTCTGTCCACCTCTCCAGCTCCGAAACCTGTTATCTGTCCGAGGGTGGAGGTTGCATAGACGCCTCCTCCTTGCTCCGTGTCCCATTGCGCCTTGGTGTCGCTTCCATACTTCACCCTGGTCTCAAACATCGCCTGGTATGCTTCGCTGTTTACGATGTCCTTTATGGCGATGGAGTTGTCCACTGCCAGGTCGCTGGAGTAGGAGAGGTGTATGAAATTGGAGGCTGGATTGATTGCGAGTCCCATGGCGATGAAGTTCTTAACCGCCAGCTCGGTCTTGCCGTATCGTGGTGCGATGTTGATGATGAGCTTGTTGCATTCGCCCTTCAGCACCTTATCCAGCGCATCGCATACTCTCTTGTGGTGGTGTCCGACAATAAACCGCTTGCCTCCGTTCTCCTTGAAGAAGTACCGAGTGAAGTTGAGGGGGTTCTGCAGTACCCACATCTTTTGCAGTTCGGTGTCGTGCATCATGCTAGTACTCCTCCTCCAGCTTCTTCAAATATGCGATTTGCTCCTCCCTGGTGAGCGGTGTCCCCTGCTGGATCTGTTTGCCGTTGGTGGTGATGTCCACCTTCTGCTGCGGTTTGCCGTATTGCCTGTCCATGAGTCTGTCCACGGTGGTTGTCTTGCCGTTCTTCATATCGATGATGGCAGCCATTGCCAGCGTCTTTGCGTAGGCTGGCGTTTCGTCTGCCTTCGCCAATACCTGCAAGTCCGACAGCTCCATGGCGAGGATGCTTCTCTCGATTGTGTTGATTTCGTCCTGTGTGAGTCCTTCGCTCTTCTTCAGCTTGCTCTTGGGGAGCACCTGCTTCAAGAGAGCCTTGACCCTGTCCTTCGGTTTGCCCTTCGGATTACCGCTCTGTCCCTTCTGCCATTTGTGGCTTTCTATGTTGGCGAGCTGGCTTTCCGTCATTGTCTCTTTTCCTCTTGGCATTGCTTATTCCTCCTTCTTCTTCGATTTTTTGGTCTGCTTGGTGCTGGCAGGTTCCTGGGCAGGCAGCAGGGTGCTTGCCTCTCGCTGCTTATCCTCCAGAATGTTGCCGATGCGGACAGCCTTCTGCTGGGTGAGCTCCTCCCATCGCTTGATGATGACGTCCACGTATATCGGCTCGAACTCCACCATGCGGCAGCACCTGCCGAGCTGTTCTGCTGCGATGAGGGTGGTTCCGCTGCCTCCGAATATGTCGAGGACGATATCCTTTACCCTGCTGCTGTTGCTGATGAGCTTGCCAATCAGCGGTACAGGCTTCATGGTTGGATGATCAGGGTTTTTCTTGGGCTTGTCGCAGTCTATTACGCTTGTCGGTATGTCGCCTCCGAATAGCTGCTGGAGCAAGTCCTTCATTTCTGCCTTGCTCATGCTCTCGATGTCCAGCTTCTGCTCGAGCACCGTGGTGAGGTTACGCTTGTTGGTGAAGTAATGGGCAGCTCCTTCCTTCCATCCGTACAGGCAGGGTTCATGCTTCCATTGATAGTCCTGGCGACCGAGGACGAGGCTGTTTTTGTTCCAGATGAGGCATTGGCGTGTCTCCCATCCGATGTTCTTCACCGCTGTTCGGAAGTTGAAGCCCTGCGAGTCAGCGTGCCAAATGTAGAAGGCTGCCCCTGGCTTCATGCTGTCGTTGGCATTCTGCAGGGTGTCCGTGAGAAAAGCCACGAAGTTCTCGTCTGCCATGTGGTCATTGGCGATTTTCATCTTTCCCTTCGCCTGGTAGTCCACGTTGTATGGTGGGTCAGTTACCAGCAGGTCTGCCTGTTCTCCGTCCATGAGGGCATCGAGGAACTCCTGCTTCGTGCTGTCTCCGCAAATGAGGCGGTGCATGCCGAGCTGGTAGATGTCGCCTGTCCTGCTGGTCGCCTTCTTTGGCGTGTTGCCAGCCACATCGTAGCCATCGTCCTTCGCTTCCTCTTCCTCCTCTGGGTCGGGAATGTCTGGTACGTCGATGGCAGCTGCATCTATCTCCTCTGGCTTCCAATCGTTGATGAGGTCGTCGAAGTTCGTCTCTCCAAAGCTGGAGTTATCCTTCAAGACGATGCGTCGCATCTTATCCATCGGGAAGTCGTGGGGGAGAATCTTGCAGACGGCTGTCTTGTATTTCAGCTTGCGCAGGGCTTCGTATCTCATGTTACCGCCAATGATGACGAATCCTCGCTCATCCTGGGTGTCATAAACGATAAGCTCTCGAAGCTCCAGCATCTCGGGGTCGTCCTGGATGCTCTTCACCAGCTTCTTGAATTTCGGGTCTCGTATGAATCGTGGGTTCTTAGGCAGCCCTTCCACCTGCCCTTGGTTCGGGTGGAGCTGGGTGATGTCCATGTCCCTTCTCTGAATATCTGCTGTTGTTGTGTCCATGCTTTTTGTCTTTCGTTGGTTTAAGCAGTGAAGGCGAGCCCTTCTTCAAGGCTCGCCTCTCCTGTCTGGAATTGTTGCTAAAATGGTGCGGCACCACCGCTGAATGCGGAGAATGGCAGGACGCTCTTTGCTCGCCCAGATGCCTTGGTGCTGCCGTGGAGGACGCTGCCTCCGCTCTTGTGTTCTGAACCGCTACTACTCATGGCTCGTTCTCCTTTGTTTTTGAAATTTAACTTTTATCAAATGTCATGCGTGTGAACAGATCCCACGCCTTGCTGTTGCGTATCGGCTTGCGAATGGTGGCGTATTTGTCGAGGATCCTGCTGAAGTGGTCATCGTAGAAATCGTACAGCTCTGGGTTCTCCTCCATGGTGAACTGCTCGATGTTTCCAGAGCTTCGGAGGTTCGCTGAGCCGTGCATGATAATCTTGCGCCCTCCCAGGGTCTCGAAGTGTACGGTCTTGGTGTGAACGCCTGCCACCGCTAATTGGAATCGGTCGTCAATGTCCAGCTGCTTGTAAATGTACGGAACCAGGCTTCTTCGCTCGTTGCCCCAGAAATAAACGCTGATGATGAGGTTCAATTCCTCGATGTAGCCCTTATCCATGAGGGTGTGCAGGCTGTCCACGTTGTTCTGGCTAAGCGAAAGCGTGCTTATCGTCATCTTCTTGGCGCAGGCTTGCTGGGTCGTTAGGTATGCCTCGATGAAGTCCCCGAATATGAAGGAACCGCTCACGAATGCATCGAAGCGTTCCCCGAATCCCAGGCGCAGCTCCTTCGCCATCTTCTGGGCATTGTCGTACATCACGAAGTCCTCCTTCATCGGTACCACCTTTGGCAGGGTGTACCTTGTCTCCTCCGTCTCGTCCGATGGCAGGAAGTCCACAAGGTTGAGGTCGAGGTCTGGGAGGTCAAAGTTGCCGATATCACCCATGAAATCCGAGAGGTGCTCCTGCTCCTCTCGGACGTCCTTTGTATTGTCTTGCTTCTGTCTCATGCCGCAAATTTAAGAAAAAGTGGTTATAATGTAATCACTTTCGGGAGAAAATTAACACAATTTGTGCCTATTTCCGTGAAAAAATGGGGTTTTTCGGTGAAGGCTGCCCTCGGAGGGTTGCGCTCGTGATGCGCATTGGCAGCCCAGCGTAGTCCCAGGCGAGCAGGGCGGCATCTCGTCCCTCCTGGTTGAGCCTGCCCAGCTTCTGTAAAGTTATTTCCTCCAGCTCCTCTTTGGTGATCTTGCGGTCTTTGCCGTGCCAGCACTTAGGGAGCGGTCTCTTGAACTCGTAGGGGATGCCCCAATGCTCCATCATTTGCCCGATGGTTCTGCTGACCTGTTCGTTGCGTCCTTGGTCTACGCCCAGGCTGGCGATGCCCTGCTTTCCCTGCCATCTTTGAATGTGGTAGTTTCCTCGGTTCATCCATCCAGCCTCGATGATGACCTTAAAGTCCCATTTGTCAATTTCTGCGAATTGGCGGTATTTCTCCTTGATGAAGTCGAGGAGGTTCGGGAAGGCGAGCATCTGAACCTGTAGGCTGTGGGTGCTCATGTCGAGCATTGCGATGCCGTTTCTATCGACGTCTGGGTCAATTCCGATGATAATTTGTTCCTTGTGGCTCATTTCCCTGCCTCCTGCTGCGTTTTTGTTTCGTTGCTTGGTATTTCCTCGTCCGAGGTCATTTCGTGCGCTTGTGCGCCCTTATTTTGGCTCTCTTCGCTATCGTATGGGTTTGGTGTTGCTTTCTTCACCTCGTCCCACATCCATGCTGCGTACATCGCCAAGAATGCGACGATGCCTAAAATCAGCAATACGTCCATGTTCGTCATTTGTCTTTTTCTCCTTTGTTTCTGTCTGTCTGTTTGTATTCCGTTCGTTGTGTGCTGCCTGCCTGCGCTCCCTATGCGTGTGCGCTTGGGTATGTGTGCGTGCATGTGGGTGTGCGCCTGCTTGCGTGTATGTGGGTACACGCACCCCCTCCCAAACCCTCCCCCTCATTTCGGAGGAGGTGGTGGAGGTATCGGGCTAATGGTAGCCGTGCTTGGTGTTCGGGCGGCTCCTTATTCGGTTCCAGCTCCATGGCTTTGCCTTTGGAGCCGTTCTTGGCAGATGCTTCCTGCTGGCATGGAAGCGACGGAGCTTATTCTGTAGCTTCTCCTCCAGGATCTCCTGCTCGATGTCGGTTGTGCAGTAGTAGTATCCTTTATCCTCCAGCTTCTCTGGGCAGTAGTAATCTCGGATATCTTCTTGAATGCGTCCTCTGGTATCCACGTAAATACTGCGCTCTTCCGTTAGGATTCGGCAGCTCTCCAGCTTGGCTATGCAATTTTCGATTTGTTCGGTTTCGATGCCTGTTGCTATTGCAATACGGAGGATAGCCTGTTGTTGCTGTTCCTTGTCAGCTGTTATCTCGATTATGTACTCTTTGTCTCTTCTTTCTTCCATTTCAGTTCCTGTCTTTTGTCCGTGAGGTCATCGCATGGAGGGTTGCCGTTGAATATCGGCTTCCCTGTCTTGCCGCAGACCCAAGTGTTTATGCTCTCGTAAGCGTGACCGCAATGTGCGCATGGCGTGCTCTGCAGTCTATGTCCTGTTCCACTCATTTGCTTTGTTATGTGTCTGATGTCGGTTTGCATGCGCTCGTAGCTGTATTCGCTCTCTGGGTACATGCATTGCAGTTTCCATTTTCTCTCCTTCAATGGAGGGACGTCGTGTGTCACGGCAATATCGCAGACCTTGCCTGTCTTCTTGTTCGTGACTGCGAGAAGGTGTACCTCTTTCGGTCTCCATTCTCGCTTGTGTGGCTTTTCCAGCCATTTTATGAATTCGTCTATGTAGCTCATGTTACTCCTTCGGCTTCTTGCCTTTTTTCATTGGTTCTATCTTTACGTTCACCACCTCGTCTTGGTCGGCTGGCTTCTGCACTGCCTTGAATGGTGTCATGTGGCATGTCTCTTGAACCTGCATGCGCTGCTCGAAAAGGACGTACATCTTGTCGGGGTTCTTCTTGGCGAGGTTCCTGGCTTTGATGGCAGCCATTCCCTTGTTGGCGATATCCTGCTCGATGATGGTGCTTGTCTCATCCTCGTTCATCTCTGCGATGGCGTAGAAGATTCTCGCTTCCTCCTTTGGTTCTGGCTCCATGTCCTGCTCCTTCAGCTTCAAGACTCCCTGCTTCAAGCTGCCGATGATGTCGTCCATTCTCGCTCTGCCCTCCAGCTTCTGTTCGTCGCCAGGCTTCCAGACCTTTGGGATTCCTTCCCATCGGGTGATTCTGTCGAACAATGCGTCCACGTCCTGGGTGTAGGTCTCCTTGATGCCTGTGCTCTGGTTCTTCACAAGGTCGTGCATGACGTTGAAGAACTTGTCCTCGCTGTTAAGCAGGGAATTGATGACGGGCTGCACTCCCTTGATGAGCAATCCCCAATCCTCGACGATGTTCTGCATCTCTCCGAACAGGAGGCTCTGTACGCTGTGAATGTGAAGGAATGCGGCTGTAAGATATCCGAGTCGCTGCATGACTCCTGCCTGCTGTGCTACCGCTATCGGGGTGTTGAATATCTCCTGTTCGTCTGGCGTGAGGTTGTTCGCCCAATAATCACGCACCGCTTTTGGTGCTACCATTTTCTGCTGCTGTGCCAGCGGATTCTCCTGTTTGCGAGGCTGGCTGTTCCATCTGTTGCGCTTTTTGTTCTTTCCCATAATTTCTTGCTTTGTTAAGTGTTTTAAAATTATTTTCTTCCTGGTACCTCGGACAGGTTTGCTGCTCCGTATTGGCTCCAGGCGTTGATCCAGGTGCTGCCCTGGGTGTCCTGCATTCCGCTTGCGGCTTGCTGGAGCTTGTATTTTGTTTCCTCCATGGCTCTGCTATTTGATAAGTTCGAACTCGTAAACAAAAACGAGTGGGTTTCTGTCCCATGTGCCTTTTCCTGCGATTTTGTCAATGAGCAGGGAGTATGGCTTTTTGGCTGTCTCGTAGGTGGCAGATTCATCTGTAATGCTGTAAAAATGCGCCTTGTTTATTCTGCTCTCAAAATCCACGATACCTTCTGCCAGGCAGTCTTCTTCGCAGATGTTCTGCAAAAGTTCAACACGAATGTACGTGATGCGGATGCGGTGCGGCATGAGGTCTGCCTTAACAAACATTTTGTTGTCGCAGCCTTTCTCGTATTTGATGAGCTCCAGCGGCATTCCGTGAATTCCGCAAAGGCGGTAGAACTCATCGTCCTCTGCCAGGTCTATGTATCTCTGGGCAATCGCCACCTCTTCGCCTATCTTGAACTTGGATTTGGCTACCACCTGGTTGCCGTCATTGATGAAGAGCTTGTTTTTGTCCGCTCCTTCCAAGCCAAATCCGCAGTTGCAGTAACGCTTAAACGTTCCCTGGTAGCCGATTCTTCTTGTCTGCGTCTTGCGCCCTTCTAATACTGCCTTTGTCAGACCGTATTTGTCGTTGAACATGATTTTTTTCATTTTCTTAATCGTTTTGTTTCATTATGACTTTCGCTCCTCGTGTAACTCTGTAAATTACGGAGGCGTAGATGTGTCGGTGGATGCTTGTCTTTCCACTTGGGCATCCGAATTTGTTGCAAATCTTTCCATAGAAGGCGAGGTTTTCGCCTTCGCCTTCTATTCTCTCTACGATGATGCTCTGGTGCTTGGTTGCCACAACATCGCCCTTGCGTATCTTCTTTGGCTCAATCATGGCACCTTCCTTCCGTTGATATATTCAACCTCCAGAGCATCAATGCAGCAGTATTCCTTCGGCTCATCGATGGTGTTTCCATCGAAAACATTCGTACCATGATTGAAATGGCGAATATTTTCTACGGTTATCATCTTCGTTTTGCTTTCGATGACGTCGCCTATCTTGATAGCTTCTGTTGCTTTGATTCGGGGATCATGCAGGATTCTCTCTTTGACCGCATTCGCTGTTCGGACAATCATGTCTGCCAATAGCTGGTAGGCTGTGCATGCAAACTCTGGGTTCTGGCAGTAGCCCTGGGCGATTGCAGCAAGAAGTCCCCATTGGCGGTCAATCATTTTTTTCTCTGTGCTCTTCTTCGTTCATGCGTTACCTCCTTCCTGATGCTGGTTGGTGTCGAGCTCTTGGTCGAGCTGAACGATGTCTGCTGTCAAGTTGACCCAGTCCTGGTGCGTGCCCTTGCAGTAGTCGATGTGGTCTTTTGCGGCTCTGCAGATGAGTGCTGCCATCTGCTTGTCGTTGCGGCAGGCTGTGAAGAGGAGGTTGAGCAAGTCTTGCTTCGTTCCCTTCCATGAAAGCCCTACCTTTTCGTCTTTTGTCTTTGTCACGCATACAAATGCCTCTCCGTCCTTGGTTGTGACGTTGGCTGCCTTGTTGCGGAGTTTCTTGGTGCTGATAATCTCTTGCGGATTTTTCATTTTTGTTTTTTCCATGTTGTTCTTGTTTAAGTGTTATGCGTACCATTTCGGTACCTTTTCGTATTCTTCAATCACTTGCTTGTACTCTTCTCCGAGCTCGTTTCGGATGATGTCCAGGAGGATTCTGTCTGCTTCGCAGTGTCCTCCCTCCGTGTCCATCTGCTGGCATTCCTTCAGCTTCTGGACGTATTGCTCTGCCTTGTTTATGATGCACCTCCTTTCGCTTGAATGGTGGTTGGCATGCTGCTTCCTGGCTTTAGCGTCATCACCTCCCAATCCTTGCCGTTGTATGTTACGGTTCTCTTGGTGATGTTGGCGACAATGTAGCCCTGTCGGTATTGGGTCTCCATGTCGAAGCCTTCTACCAGGCTGCTTGCGATGCTTCCGTCCACGTCCTTGTACTGAACCAGGAAGATGTCTTTCTTGGCAAGGATTGCCTGCACTCTCGCTATCTCCTGGTCTATTTCGGTCTCCAACCGCTTGCTAGCTATGAGAGCGTCCCTGCTTTCCTGCGAGCTTGGTCTTGCTTCCTGGTAGGTCTTCTGGTGCTTGCGCATCTCAGCGACCTTCTCAAAAAATATCTGATTGTTCATCTTTTTATTTTTTTTAAACGTAAATCATGATAAACAATAAAATGCTGATTAAAATGATTGCTACAATGTCGATAAAGCGTTCTTTGTTTTTATCTTTCATTCTACCTCCTTTCTATCCTGCGATTGCTCGCTTGTTGAAGTACTCCTTACGGACGCTGTCCAGCAGCAGCTCGCTCTCGACGATGTTGTCTGCTGTAATGCGCTGGACGGGGATTCCGTCAATCATCAATGCCGTGTATGTCACACCCTTGCTGTCGGTGTAGTCACCGATGCAAATCTTGCTCTTCGCATCGTGGCGGATCTGTTCGTTCTTGTTGTGCTGGCTTGCCTTACGGTATGCCTCCACTGGGTTCCAAATTTTCATCATAGTCCTTTCAGCTCCTCCTTTTGCTTGTTAATTTCCAAATTGAGAACATTCAAAATGTTCATTTTCACGTCCTTCGGCAGGATGATGCTCGTTCCTTGTACGGTGCGCCCTGGCTCCTCCTTTTTCGGCTTGTGTACGATGACTTCCACCTCGTTGCCAAAATCCGCTAATAACTTTCTTGCGTCCTCCAGCTTTGGGAGGCTCTCTGCGATCTCGTGGATTCGCTCTAAATTCTTGTAACTTGCCATTTCTTTTTCTTGTTAAATCTGTTTGTATTTCTGTTCTGTGAGCATGTCCTGCTCTTTTGTATTCATTGCGTATTCGGCTTGCATCTGATTGATGATGATTGCCTCCTCGTGAGTCATGTTGTTCGGATTCCATCTGTCGTCCCAATCTTTAATCTCCTGCAGCTTGCGGTCTCTCTTGGCGTATGCCTCGTTGCGCTCCCTGCAGAACACGTTCAGCCCTTGCATGATTGCGATGGGGTCAACGCTTCCGTAGAACTTGTCGTAGCTGCCTTTCTTGAATCTGCGGCAGAAAAGCATTATCTCTGCCATGTTCAAAAATCCGTAATCGTCGGTTATGAGCTGTATGATCTGGTCGAGCTGCCTGTCCGTGATTTTGTCCTTGGCTCCGCTGAATTCGGAAAGGTCGGTTATCTGGTATGCCAGCCATTCCTGCGCTGTCCCGAATCCGTATGCTAGGTTGACCGTCCAAAGGGTGGGGGCGTTCTGAAAAAAGCACCTCTCGGGTATGTTCGTCAGCTCTATCTGCTTGTCGATGCGGAAAGTCTGAAGGAGGCTATCCCTCGTTTCCCATCGTTGCAGCGTCGCTGTCCGCAATTTGCCTCCATTTGCTTGCGACACCTGCGTAGCCCTGGATGCGCTCACGCTGTTCTGTCGCCCTCTGTTCGTTCCGATTAATTGTCCGACCGCTTGCGGCTGGTGTTTCTGTCCCATTGTTGTAACCTCCTATTGTTTCTGTTGCCGTTGGTACCTGTGGCTGCGGATTGTCGTAGTAGCCATCGAGCACCTTCGGGAAATTGTTTGGTCTGAATATCCACTCGAAATTGGCGAGCCATCCGTTTCTTCCTCCTCCGTTGAGGAATCCGCTCTCTGCTGCCTTAATCATCACTCGGTATGCAGACGTAATGCCGTATTCTCGAACTCGTGCTTCAAAGAATGCCTTGCGCTGTCCTGCGATTTTGCCTTTGAGCTTCGGGATTGCCTTGTCTTGCATGAGTCTGTTGAACTGCTGGCGCACCTTCTCGAAGTCTATCTTGTCTTGTTTCTTGGCTTGATTTTCCTCGTTCTTCGCCTGTGCCTGCGGCTCTGCTGCAGCGTCAGAACTTGTTTCTGACGTAGAGGCTTTAGTCTCTTTAATATTATTAAACTCTTTATTGTTTATCTCATTCTCTATCCCTATCCCTATCTCATTCCCTATCTCTATCCCTATAGGTGACGTTCGTTCACGTTCGTGCTCTTCTTTTTTATCCTTTTCTCGTGCCTCCTTTCTCTTCTTTTCTCGCTCCATTGCAATCTGTCGGTTGCGCTCGCATTTCTCTTCGTACTTCTCGTTGTTCCTGTCGATGTTGGCTTGTAGCGTTCTGAACAGGGTACGCATCGACCTGTCGTCGGTTTTGAACTCTTCGCCTCTGTTGGCGTAGGCGAGCAAAGCCATGAAAATCTCCCCAGCCTCTTCCTTCGTGAAGTCCTGCAGCATGTTCTCTGCGTCTTTCGTGTTGATGACGATAGAACTCTTGTCTGTATTCCTGCTCATGTTTCTGATTTTATTGTAATCACTTTCGGGAGTCGCTCTGTGGCGGCTCCCTCGGTGGTTGTTGTTGTTATTGCTCGATAATCACAATGTTCGGTGCAGCCTCTGCAATTCGTACAAGTACTCCGTCCATCTGGCTGTCTCGCTCCTGCACTACGATGTCGTGTGCGTCTGGGCTTACCAAGGTGCAGGAGAGGTCGTTCGGGTTAATCTCCACCTCGACCTCGAATGTGCGCTTCTCGGTTCCCTTGAAGATTGGCATGTTGACATTGAAGCTCTTTGGCAGGTTGCTTTCTACAGTCTGCGCCTTAAAAATCATCTGGTTGCCTCGCTTGTCGTCGTTCAACTCCAGCTCCTTGTCAATCTTAGCCTTGAAGTTTCGGAGTTCTGTTACCAGCTTCATGGCTTCCTGCTGTGTCTCGAAGTAAGTGCGGAGCTGCTTGATGCGGTCTGCCATGTCGAAGCAGCTCATGTACTCTCCTGTGTTAATGCCGAACTCCTGCATCTCCGTGGAAATGGTAAGCGTGCCGACAATCTTGTCGCTGTATGCGCTGTTCTCGTCGGTGTTCAGCGTGATGGTCATGTGGTCTCTGTCTACGAGAACGTGTGCGTCAGCCGACACGATGTCGTCTTTGCGCTTCTCTACCCAGCGTGCTGGTGTGTCGATGGTTCCGCTGATGCTGACTGCCTTTGGCTCCTTGAGTGGGAGGGCATCTCCGAATCGGATGCAGTATCCTCCATTTCTTTCGTTCAACTCCTGGATTCTCTCGATTGCAGCCTTGGTTGCTGCGTTTTGCTCTTCTTTTGTCATTTTGAAATTCTTTTTAAGTGAAACTTATGTTACTTGTCATCTGTGCCTGTCTTCTGCTGTGGCAGCTTGAAAATGTTAGGCTGCAGCTCATCGTGGCGTGCTGCTCGCTGGTAGACCAGCGTACCCTCCTTGGTGTAGTAGCCGACCTGTCTTGTCTGCTGGTCGATGAGCTTGTAGCATGGCTCCTTCACGTAGGTCGATTTGCTCTTGAGCTTGTCGGCTGCGTCCTTGATGGTGAGCTTGTAGCCCTTGATTTCCTCGTTGTACATCTGGACGGCTGCCTTCTTCAGCTCTTCCTGCTCCAGCTTCTTGATGCTGGCATCTGCCAGGGTCTCCTTCAATTTCTCTATCTGATCGCTTGGAATAGGCTTGCTATAGCCCATGTTCTCGATGCTGTCTGCGTTGTCCTTGATGTATTGCTCTCGCTCTGCAAGGTCTTCGTATTCAAGTCCTAGATATTTCTCCATGATGTAACCTCCTTTCCTGTGTAATAATTAGCCCATAATTCTGTGAATTGTTGACCCGCAAAGCGGGCGATTTCGCTTTTTCGGAAGACGAGGGCAGACCCGTGGAACGCGAGCGAAAGCGACACAGCGGAGTCCGAGGACAGAGCCGAAACACCGACATCGGAGCCGTCGACCGCACTACCAACAACAACAGGGACTTGTAGGTTTCTTTCGTCTTTCCACTCGTCGCTCTTGTCTTCAAGCTCTCCTTTAAACCAAAGTACCAAGTAAGGGTACCATCTTTCTTCATCTTCTGTGAATTGTGGTACCCATCCCTCGTTGAGTGCCGCAGTAATGATGCGCAGCTTGAAGTATGCTACAACATCAATGCTATCCATCAGTGGCGTTCCTTCTATAGCTCTGTACTGCTGTACCAGCTTGTGGTCTTCGCCCAGTTCCTTGCAGGCATCCTCGAATGTCTTCACTCTCTCCGTGATAGGACGCTCGTCCTTCTTCTGTTCCTCTTCTGCATCTACGAGCTTGAGGAAACCGTCCACCCATGCGGCTTTCTTGCCTGCTGGGATCTCTACTTGAATTACTTCTTTTTCCATGTTGTTACTTCTTTATCAAATTTAAAACTTTTTTGAATGCCTCGTGATATCCTGTGAGCTCCTTGAACTCTTTGGCTATCATCTTTTCGTCTCCGATGATGAAGGATGCGCCTCCTGTCTTGTCTGCCATGAGAACTAAGCAGTGCAGCTCGTTCTTCTCGCTGTAGTCGTCGATAGTCTTATAGACTCCTTCTGCCATTTTCGTGAGTTTGTCGTTCTCTCGTCCTGGCTCTACAATTTTGATTTTCTCTTCTTTTTCTTCTGCCATGTTGTAAATTTAAATGTTAATAAAATCTTTGTCGAAGTCCAGCTCCATTCCTTGGCTGGCTGCTCTCGTTGTCTTACCTGTCGCTCTCCGCACCTTGGTGATGAACTCCTTCTCGTTGCTGTTTCCATCTGAAAGGTGGATTAGGAGGATGTCCTTCGTCTTGGTGAGGTCGTGTCGCTTCAAGATTCCGATGGTGTTGTCGATGCTCATGTGGCTGGTGATAACTCTTCTTCGGAGTGCTGCTGGTATGTAGCCTTCGAGGACGTTGTGGTCGAGAATCTCGTCGCTGTAGTTCGCTTCTGCCATGAAGTGTGTGATGTTCGGGAAATCGTAAGGCATTGCGTAGGTGTCCGTGAAGAACAGGATGCGTCCTGTCTCCTGGTGCTCGATGAGGTATCCTACGCATGGTACGTCGTGCTTCACCTTGAATGGCAGGATCCTAAAGCCTCCGTAAATGTAACCGCACCCATCCTTGATGGCGGTGGTTGTGGTTGCTTCCAGGTTCTTGGCTTCAATAACGGAGGGGAGAGCCAGCAGCGGTATTCCTGCCTTCTCGTATTCGGCTGCGTGTCCTGCGTGGTCGTTGTGCTGGTGTGAGATTATGCAAACTTTCACCTTTGCGATGTCCCATCCGAGTGCCTTCTTGACCTCTGCGAGGCTCATGCCTGCCTCGATGATCAGGGCTTCGCTGTCGTTTTGCAAGACGTAGCAGTTTCCCTTGCTGCTGCTTCCGAGGATTGTCATCTTCATTGCTCTTCCCTCCTATGGTTATGGCAATGGGCAGGCTCTGCTGGCTCCTGTCCCTGCGTTTGCGTTGGCAGCAGGAGCAGGTTCTGCTGCTGGCTGCTGTGTATTGCTCATGTCGATGTAGCTTGCGTTAGCTTCGAGTCCCTTCGGAGCTGGTGCGGCTACCTGTTCGTCCTTGACCTCCACCGCTTCTGCATCGATAGCCTGTCTGCCTTGTGCAGCCTCTCGCTCTGCTGTCGCTTCGTCGTAGTGGTTTGGGTCGTCGTCGTCATCGCCTGGGTCAGCGGTGCTGTCGAGGGCAATCTTGCAGGCTCGCTGGATGACGGTCTTCATGCACATCTGGTCTGTGAAGTTTTTATGTGCTCCGCTATTGCCCTTCATGGCTCCCTGTTCCCATGCCTTCTGGATCTGCGTTTTTGTCATAACCTCGATGTGGCGTGTGCCGTCCTTGTTAATGACCACTGCGTAGGCTGCGAGAATCTTGGTGTTGTCAATATTGGCAAGGTTCGGCACATGCTTGACCAGCTGCTTCTCTCCGTTCTCGTCGATGGTGTAGACGAACTCGTCTCCTTCGTAGATGACCTGGGCGTTGACCTTCCCGATTTCTGTGTCTCGCTTTGCTCGCATGAGCTTACCCAGGTATCGCTCCTGCCATTCGAGGCGGTTGCCGTACATGATGAAGTAGCAATGCTTCTGTGGGTATTCTCCGTTGATGACCATGTTCAAGAGGGCGTTGCAAATGCTGTCCTTTGTGCAGTAGTCGATTGCCTTCTGGTGCTGCAGGTTCTCTACCGTCTGGAGGTAAAGCCAGGCTAGTTTGATGGCGTTGCCTACGTGGTAGCCCTTTGGCAGGACGACCTCGCCTGTCTCTTGCCAGCCTGTTACTCTTTCCATAATCTGTTGCGTTGTCTCTTCCTGCATGCGCTTTAAAGCTGTTGCGTTCTGTGAGGTGAGCTGCGTCTGCGGCTGCTGTCCTCCCTGTTGAGGTGTTTGTGTCATAATCACTTTCTTTTTAAAATTGTTACTGAATTATCGTTAGCTCCTTGTCTCGTGAAACGATGAGGAGAATCTGCTGGCTTCTTGTCGGCAAGATGTCCGTGATGCTCTCTGCGTTGTCAATGAGCAAAGGTGCGTAGATGTCGTTGTATCGGCAGGCTGCGTTGATGATGTCGATTCCTGCGTTTATCTTCTCGCTGGTCGAGAGGTCTCTGTAAGGCGTGCCGTGCATTGTGCATTCGCATGTCGTCTTGATTCCCTCTGTTGTAATGAATGGCTCGAACATCTGGAATTGAACGTTTGTGAAGAGCTTGTTGACCTTTGTCTGCAGGTCTGTAATCTTGGCGATGGTGAACTGCTCGGCTGTGTAGTCCTGCTTCTCCAGGTCTGTTAGCTGCTGGTTCAAGTTCTTCTGTCTGTCCTCCAGCTCCTTGATGCGGTTCTGCTTGTCGGTGATGCGCTGTTCCTTCGCCAGCTCATCTCGGAGCTCGTCTCGGAGTCGGTTCTGCTCAGCCTTGCGCTGTTTGAGGTTGGCTTCCTTCTGCACTCTGGTATCGCTTGTCTCTTCAGCGGTTCTTGCTTCAAGGGCTGCTGTTCTTGTGTTCACGTCCATCTGCAGCTGCTGGTATTCCTCATCGTCCGTGTGATAGACGAGGTTCGGCTGAGCTTCCTGCGCCTTCTTTAAGGCTTCTTCCTGCTCCGTGCGCTGCTGATCCAGCTTTACCTGGTTGTCCTTGGCGGTCTTGATGGTTGCCTCTGCGTCAGCTTTGCGCTTCTTGATTCTGGCTGCCTCTTCGTACATTGCGTCGAACTGCTTGCTCTTGTTGTCGTTGAAGTTACCCTCCATCTCTGCCTTCATGCGGTCTATGTCTTCCTGTGGAAGGCGTTGGTGGCAGGTAGGGCAGACCTCCTGGTTGTCGTCCCAGGAGAATGTCGTCTGGTCGAGCTTATTCCAGCGGTTCTTGAAGTCTTCGCTTGCGATGGCTATCTTGTTGAGCTGCGCTTCCGCATCCTCGACCGCAGCCTTGGCGTTGCGGATGGATCTGTCTGTTACCTCGATTTCGTACTTGGCATCGTCGATGGCTTTCTTGTGCTTGCGCTCCTCTGCCGTGTTCTTATCCTGGTAGCTCTGTACGATTTCCTCCATGCGCTGCTTGAGCTTGTTTATTTCGGTGCGCTCCTTTGTGCGCTCGTTGAAATCTGCGTCTACGGTGCGGCTTAAGTCCGTGAGCTCATTGTCGATGTTCTCGATGCCTTTCTCGATTTCCTTGACTCTCTTTCTTGTCAGCTCGAAGTTCGGCTTGTCTTTCTCCAGCTTCTTCAGCTCCTCGGTGTTCTCGTTGATGCGACTTGGTATTTGCCCGATTTCCTTCTTCAGCTCGGAAATCTTGTATCGGAGCTGATCTCGATACTTCTGAATGTCCGTTCCTGCCAGGGTCGTAAGCAATGCCTTGAAGTCCTCGTTGTCGCCTGCGATATCTTCGTCGCTGGTGCTGCCGACCATTTTAATCAGCAGCTTGCGCTGGCTCTCTGCTGGAAGGTTCGGGAAGTATGAAGGCATTGTCAGCATCTTGAAAAGCTCCTCCTTGCAGAGGCTGTCAATGAATGCCGCATAGTCCTTTGCGGTGTACTTGTCTTCGTTGACAAAGAACTTGGTTGTGTGTCCCTTCATCACTGCCTCCTCCTGCTTGCGTGGCTTCGTCCAGGTCTCTGTTCGTACCTTTTCGAGCTTGTAGTCTTTGCCGTCTGCTGTCAATTCCAGCACTACGGTATTGTCGAGGTGGTGGATAATCTGTCCGTTCTCGTCCTTCGGGTCTATGCCGAAGACCTGCGCTCCTTCGCTGTTCTTGTCGAACAATACCCAGCGTACTGCATCCACGATGGTGGTCTTGCCTGCGTGGTTCGCTCCCATGATCTGGGTGAGCGTTGGGTTGAAGTTGATTGTTCTCTCGCCAAGAACTCCCTTGAAGTTCTTAATGGTGATGGCTTTGAATTCTATTCTCATGTTGCTATATTTTTAAATGGCGTCTATCAAATCCTTTAAAAATTCTCTCGAGCTTGCTGTTATGTCCTCGTCATTCTGCAATCTGTCCATAAGATTGAGCTTTGCGGATGCAAGTTTGATGAAGTTGCCGAACGTCTTATCTTTCATTCCTGTCTTGTAGAGTGCCTTGATTAAAGTTTTCGGGCTGTTCGTCTTAATGGACACTGCAATGTTGCCTCCGTCCTCGTTGTCTTCGATGGCTATGAAGATGCGAGCCTGCTTTGGTGTGTCCTACTCAGCCATCTTATTGTCCTCATCGTTGAAGTCTTTTGCTGTCTTCGCCTGTTCGTTCATCCACTCTGAAGCTCCGATGAGTCCGAATTCGTTCTTCTCTTCTTTCTTTTTGTTACTAAATAATCCCATAATTTCTTCTATTTAAACGTTAAACTTATGTTATATGGCAATCTGCCAAAATTTCAAAATGTCCAGCCCCTTGTAGAATGGTCGGTTCGTACTCTTGCGGTAGTAAACCTTGATGTGACCCTTCTTGGTGTGGCGGTGCAGGGTGGTGCGGTTGATCTGCAGAATCTCGCAGGTCTTGGCGATGGTGTACCGTCCTGCTGGGTTGATGTTAGGCTGCGTCTCCGTCATCGGATGCCTCCTTTCTCTTCTTAGCGTCCAGGGCTTCCATCATCCCTTTGCTTATTGCGATGAACACCCCAAAAACAAAAGCCATGAACCATTCGCCTCGGATGATGGCGGTCGCTGTCTGCGTGATTCCTAGAACCAGGGCTGATATCGCTGCTGCCCACATGATTCCTCTTTCAATCTTTTTCATGTCTTGCCTCCTGTCTTTTTTTTTGTTAATGTGATTTACTTACTTTCTCGGCAGTCTCGTAAACGCCTGCCTCGACCAGAATGAAACGGACACCGCTGGTGGTGATTCCGTGCTTCTCAGCCAATGCTCGCAGTATGCGGTATGGCTTCATTCCCTGCGCTGTGAGCTTTGGTGCGAGCTCCTTGAACTCTGCGATGATTGCCTCGTTGCGCTCCTTTCTCTTCCTCTCCATTGGAGTCATCAAATCAATCTCTGTCATTTTTTCTCCTTTTTATTTTGTTATTTCAACTTTTTTGTTTACTTTTGCGCGTTGTAACGTTATTGCTAACGTTTTTCGAGTGCAAAGATACACAAAAACGTTTGTATCACCAAACAAATTTGTGTGTTTCTTTCGTTTTCGTGTGTTAATTAGTCTTAACTAAATGGGGCTATATGTTTAACTAATTGATTTACAAAAGGTTATGACAGGACAAAAAATAAAGGAACTTTTGGCGGCTGAGGGTATCTCCCTTGCTGAATTGTCTCGCTTGCTTGGTTATGAGGGCGACCAGAGGCTTCATAATGCCTTGCGCTCGGACAATGTGAAAAGTGGGCTTTTGGAGGATATCGCTCGTGTTACAAACAAAAGCATTTGCTTTTTCTATCCAAACGAAAGTGGTGGGGCTGCAAACGCTTCAGATAGTTCGGTGGCTGTTTTGGGCTCTCAAAACCAAATTTCCACCATCTCCGAGCGTTTTCTTGGTCTTTTGGAAAAAAAAGACCAGCAAATTGACCGCTTGCTCTCCTTGATGGAAAGTCAGAAAGGAGGCAATTAATGGCTGGTGTGTATTCTCGAACTGCCCAATGTGGCATGAAGGTAATGTTCGCTGCAATGCGTTTGCTCAAAGAGCAGGGTGGTTCGTGCCGTCTTTCCGTGTTGCGCTCTCTCTTGGGTGAATGTTGCGATTTTTCGGGCTGGGAGCTGGAAAACGTGGGAGGTTCTGTCCGTTGGCACAATTTCCTGTCATGGTATTCCTCCTGCTATGTGGCTGCTGGCTTCATCCGAAAGCAGAGGGGAACTTGGTATTTGACGGAGGATGGTGTCGCTTGTCTCTCTTCCTCTTCTGAGTCTGCAGCCTTCGACCTGGCGACCGCAGCCTATAAGAAATGTTCGGGCGAGGCTTCTGCTTCTCCGTCTGGCGATATCCTCCCAGCAAGTTCTGCCTCACTCACCCTTGGTGAAATGAAGGAGCGTGCTGATGAAGGGTTGCGTGCTGTCATTGCTTCTCGTTCTCCTTACGAATTCCAGGACATGGTGGCTGCCCTTCTCCATGCGATGGGTTACTTCACTCCGTTCGTGGCTCCAAAGGGAAAAGATGGCGGTATCGATGTCCTGGCGTTCCATGATCCTCTTGGTGCGACCATCCCTCGTGTTAAGGTGCAGGTTAAGCACACGCCTTCCTCATCCGTGTCTGTTGAAGTCGTTCGTCAGTTGGTCGGCTTGCTTAATCGTGATGGTGATGCAGGTTTGGTGGTTACTTCTGGCTTGTTTACATCGGAGGCTCATCGGGCTGCTCGTGAATCCCATAGGAGCGTTCGTCTTATTGATGGCGATGAATTCCTGGATCTGTGGATTCGGTATTACTCTAAAATGTCGGAAGATGACAGGTCTCTTCTTCGTATCACTCCTGTCTATTTCGTAAATGAATAAATGAATGAAAAAAGTCTTATTTGTGCTGTTTGTCTTTACCTCGCTTTGTTCTTGCACCTCCAGGAACTCCGAGGAGGCTATTCGCCAGAAGTGGATTGAAAAGCAGATGGCTCGTGAATATAAGGATGCGGAGCTTGATAGCCTTGCGCTTATTGCGACAGGGCAGGATGGTGATCCGTCGTTGGTAAGCCCTCGCTATAATGCGTTGTCTGTCCTTCGTTCTGAACTTCCAGAAAAAAAGGAGGTTTGGGATAAAGTAGAAAAGGCTATCTATGCTGGTGATGTCTATGGCGACGATGAAGATGAGGGTGATGTTTTTGAATGATTAAATGTTTGGGTTATGCAAAGTGTTGAATCTGTCAAGGTCGCCTGTCGGTTCTTCCTGGCTCTGCGTCTGCTGAAGGAGCAGCGTGTGATTCGTGGGAAGAAAACCTTCACCGACCGCTATGGTATTAATCGGTGGAACATGAACAGCTGCGAGAAGGATCCGTCTCGTGATTTGTTCCAGCTGTCCTGGCTCACCTATCTGGTTCGTGATTATGGCGTTTCCGCTCGCTGGCTCCTCCTTGGTGAGGGTGCTTTCCTGGAGCGTGATTGCGTATCTGCGAGTGTTAAAAACGGGGCTTGCGTGCAAAATACGTGCAGCTCAGAAAGGGCTGTTTTGTAAGGTGTTGAAAAATAAACGATTACGGATTGAGGATTCACGCCTGGAAAGCGTGTATTCCCCTAAAGGGAATCGGGGGTTCGAATCCCCCTC